ATCCACAAGTTTTGGTGTAGTATTTTTGTCTTGTGCACAGCGCATTCCTGCGTAGCTCAGTTGGCAGAGCATCCGACTGTTAATCGGACGGTCACTGGTTCAAGCCCAGTCGCAGGAGCTTAGGCGGAAACCCTTACGGGAGTAAGGTTTCCGGTTGGAATCGGAAGAGCCGTCAGGGGAGTAAGAGCGGATATTCTCTCCGATTCTCAGACAAACTCGCCATGTCATCACAGAAAAACCAAGAAAAGGGCCGCGACACGGCGATGAAGCGTTCAGTGGGCGCTCCGTTGGATGGTCGGCGTCGTCCGCCGTATGGCCGCTGGCGTATCACATGGGCGGGTGAGAACGCGGAGGGAACAGGAGAGAACGCGGACCGCGCACCGGCGTTCCACGCGTGTCGGAAGCATGCCGTCCTCCGACCGTTCGATGCCCACCGTGCCGCACGCATGGACGCGCCCGCGACCATCGGGGCAGGCCGATTCTCTCCCGGAAGCGGGGGAGAGAACGGAAAGGAAAGACCGCAGCGGTCGTAGATCATGGACGTTCGACCGTGAACCCGACCATGGGAACGCCCTCATGATTCGTGCCATGCAAAACCCAGTAAGGGGGTATGTTGTCTCACTATGTAAGACTCCACAAAGTCTACATAAATACCGTTGGAACGGTGCCGAAAACACGCAAAATATACCCCCTTTACACGAATTAACACTCTCGTTACATGTTCGTAACATAAAAACCGCCATTTTCCAACGATTTCAAATTTGCGTGTTGCGGTCACGCGTGACCGCAGCGTGACCGCAGCGTGACCGCAAATGACCGCAACCCCCGTAATGTCGAGAAAACGTTGGAACGACGCCGTTTTCAGCACATAAAACAGGCCAAAAAACGGCAAAAACACGGTAATACTAGTAAGTAAACCTACTCTTATAATATTAGAATTAAGTAAACCTATAAGAACTTGAATTAACCCAAGAGTTTACTTAACCTGCGAGAAAGAAAAAATGTTTTAATTACTCGCTTCGCTCGTAATTAACACATCAAAAAGAAAGTCCGCGTGCTAAAATCGCGTCAGAAGCCAGCCAAACGGCTTGACAAACCGCCAGCAGGCACTCCGCGACCGGTCGGCATCTCCCCGCCGCCCATCTCCCCAAACGCAACCACGAAGGACAACCCGCCCCCAATGCAATCCGAATCCGCCGAAGAACAAGAAGCGTTCCTCTCCGAAGCCGACCACCTCCACAAGTGGAGCGGCGAATACCAATACGAGAACCTCCTTCTCGACGTGCTCCAAAACGGCGTCCCGTCCAACGACCGCACCGGCGTCGGCACCATAAGCCTGTTCGGCACACGCATGGAGTTCGACCTATCCAAAGCCTTCCCCCTCATCACCAGCAAGAAGGTCTTCCTCAAAGGCGTCATCTACGAGCTTCTATGGTTCCTCAAAGGCGACACCAACGTGCGTTGGCTACAGGAGCACGGAGTGCACATCTGGGACGAATGGGCGGACGAGAACGGCGATCTGGGACCCGTCTACGGATGCCAGTGGCGCAATTGGCCGACCGACCTCGGCGGCATCGACCAGATCGCCAACGCCATCGAGACCATCCGCGAAGACCCGCACTCCCGACGCATCATCGTCAACAGCTGGAACGTCGAATCCCTAAGCCGGATGGCATTGCCGCCATGCCACTGCCTGTTCCAGTTCCATGTGCGCGGCGACAAGCTCGACTGCCAGCTGTACCAGCGTTCCTGCGACATGTTCCTCGGCGTGCCGTTCAACATCGCGGAATACGCGCTCCTGACCATGATGGTCGCCCAGCAGACCGGCTACAGGCCAGGACGGTTCATCTGGGTGGGCGGAGACACCCACATCTACAGGAACCACCTGAAACAGGTCGTGAAGCAGCTTGAACGCGAGCCGCGCCCGTACCCGCATATGAGCATCGACAAGGCGTCTGGCATCGACGCGTACACGTATGACGACTTCCACCTGACCGGCTATGACCCATGGCCCGCGATCAAGGCACCGGTGGCCGTCTGATACATACCAAACATGAGTTCCTACAGGCGATACAACTACCGCGCCTACCCCACGCAAGGGCAGCGCGAGGCATTGTCATGCCTGTACGGCGCATGCCGGTACGCGTACAATTGGACGCTCGACCAGCGGGAGCTTATGCGTCGCCGACATGGGCGAATGCAGTCGTACTCGCAGTTGAGCAACATGTTCACCCAATGGAAACGCGACCCCGGCATGGAATGGCTTCTGGCCGTATCATCCACGCCGTTGCAGCAGTCGATACGCCACGCGGACATGGCCTACCGGAATTTCCTCCGCCTCTACAAGGCTGGCAGGACTCATATTGTGACCAACCGCCGTACCGGGAAGAAGCATCGCACGGGACTGCCCCGGTACAAGAGCCGCAGGGACGGCGAACAGTCGGCCGAGTTCACCAAGTCCGCGCGATTCAAGGTCGAGCATGCGGACGGATGCAAGTGGGCGTTCCTCACGCTCCCGAAAATAGGGCGGGTCAAACTCCGTTGGACGCGCGAACTGCCGTCCACGCCGAACACCGTCACCATCATGCTCCATGCGGACGGCTCCTATGAAGCGAGCTTCACCGTGCAGGTGGAGGACAAGACCGACGCCCTAAAGCCGCTGCATGAGGCGTGCGGCATCGATATGGGGCTTGACTCGCTCATGAGCATCGTCTATACGGACGGTACGCGCGAGAAGATACCCCACCCACACACTCTGAAACGCAAGACGCGCCGACTGCGCAAACTCGACAAACAACTGGCAAGGGAAAAGAAAGGATCAGCCAATCATGCGAAGACACGAATCCTGAAAGCCAAGACCTACGGTCGGATACGGAACCAGCGCAAGGACATGGCGTACAAGCTGGCATCCAAGGTAGCGGGCGAGAACCAAGCCGTCGCCTTGGAAACCCTGAACGTCAAGGGACTGGCGCGCACCCGCATGGCGAAAAGCCTGTTGGACGCGAACTGGACGCGAATCATCGACCGCATTCAACAATTGGGCGTCCAATACGGCAGAACCGTCAAACGCATCGACCGCTGGTATCCCAGCAGCCAAATCTGCTCCCACTGCGGACACAGGGATGGCAGGAAACCGTTGGACGTGCGTGAATGGGAATGCCCGAACTGCGGCATACGGCTCGATCGTGATTGGAACGCCGCATTGAACATCCTCGACGCCGCGGGACTCGCGGAGTCATTAAACGCCCGTGGAGGCGACGTAAGACGGAGACTGGCGCAAGCCGGTCGCAACGCAGACGCCCATGAAGCGGGAACCCGCCGAACCGCAAGGCTTCATTAAGCCGACCGGTGTAGGAATCCCCCACCTTCAGGCGGGGGAGGAAGTCAAATGTCTCAACAAGGATTATCCCCCCAATTGACCGGGCTTGCAACCACGGGACTCACATCCTTTTTCTTGTGGGTGTGGCTTTGTTGGTTTACGGATGTAGGACTGTGGCATTGAATTCATATATGCTGTCGATGCCGTTTAATCTCGCAATCTCCAACACGATACGGGCTGACATTTCAGCATCAACTACCGGATCGTGATGTCCTTTCTCGTAGACGCCAAGTTCTTTTGCGACCGTGGTGAGCTTGTAGTTCTTTAATCCAGGAACGTAACGTTTTGCTATCTCCCAAGAGTCAAGCCAAGAATTGGGCGGCATGGGAATGTCGTATATGCCAAGACCTTTCCTCAGCATGGACATATCGGCGGATGAAGCCCTGTGAGCAACAAAAACTTCGTTGTCTGGCATGTATTCGGTGTATGCGCTAAGGAAAGCCATGGGAAGAATCGGCGCGGTTTTGATGTCTTCTTCCGTCATGCCATGGATATGAGTGTTGATTTCACTGAAGTAGTCCAGGCCATGTGGCGGTCGAATTGGAGTGGAGAATCTGGCGGCTATCTCACCGTCTGACACTTTGACTAATCCCATTGCGCAGATAGATGCGTGATGTTGGTTCGCGGTTTCAAAATCGACTGCGACGAAATTCAATGACATACCCACTCCTTGCAACTCGCGTGGTTCTCATTATTTCACTTAAAGGGAGGGGCATGATGGCGTGTTGAATCGAACATATGTACGTTTCTGGTGTATTATCTGAAATTAAAACGAACGTATGTTTGAATGAGTTTTAAAAGAAAAGGGCTACGCCCCGTCTTGGCAGAGTCGGCGTAGCCCTAGTGGACATCCTCGAAGGAGGTGTCATGGGTTGATTTTAGCGCACGTCGTATGACGACGCGGCGGCGAGTATCGAAAGCGCGTTTGGAAGATTCAGCAGAGGAGCGATGCGGTCCAGCTCGCTTACGGCCCAGGACCGCTTGCCGGACATCCGCTCGCTCACGTATCCTGAAGACCTTCCAAGTGCCTTCTGAACGTCGATTTGGTTTATGTTGTTCTTTACTAGCTGGTCGTCCAGATAGGCTTTAACCTGCTTATCTGACCTTGTAATTGTAATGTCCATATAAAAAATCTTACTTCAAATATTCGAAGTGAACTACGGAGTGTCGAGCTTGACGCTTCAAATATTTGAAGTAATATGAAAGTCAGCAAAACAAAAACGGAATAACGCCGATTATGAACTTCAAATATTTGAAATGGAGGTTTCGGAATGGCTTCAAGCAATGAGCTTATCTCGAAAGCAGTGAGGGTTCGGATGCTTCGTCTCGGACTTGACCAGAAGACTCTGGCGAAGAATATGGGTATCAGCACCTCGTCTCTAAGCCATTATCTTTCCAACAAGATCGGATGGCAGGTTTCGGTTCTCGATAAGCTGCTTGCGCCTCTCGAATGGGATTCGTTGGCTGACATCTTCACTGCCGCCAACGACGAAAACAATGTCATCTCGGCTCTTGCCGCCTAACCACACCACACACGCCAAGGAAACCACAATGAGCGACAACTTCAACCACGTCAACGCATGCATCGGAGGTGAAGCATGAGCACGATACGCTACATCAGCCTGTTCAGCGGAATCGAAGCCGCCACCGTCGCATGGCACCAGCTCGGGTGGAAACCAATCGCATACGCGGAAATCGAACCATTCCCCAAAGCCGTGCTCAGACAACACTATCCGGAAGTACCAGATTTAGGAGACATGACCAAAGTTGACTGGAAACAATACCACCATGCGGCAGATGTCGTTGTGGGAGGAAGCCCCTGCCAGGCATTCAGCATCGCCGGACTCAGGAAGGCTCTGGACGATCCACGCGGCCAGCTCATGCTCGAATATCTCCGAGCTTGCGCAGAAATTGATCCGGAATGGATCGTCTGGGAGAACGTGCCCGGAGTACTGTCGGCTGAACGCGGACGGGCTTTCCAGTCGCTCCTTGAAGCCGTGGCCGAACTCTGGCCTGATGGGGGGGGGTGCATGGCGAGTGCTGGACGCTCAGTTCTTCGGTGTGGCCCAACGACGCGAGCGTGTGTTCCTTGTCGTCAACACTAGAGACTGGCGACGTGCCGCGCCGGTACTTTTTGAGCGCGAGGGCCTGTGCTGGGATCATCAGTCGAGCCGAGAGAAGAGGCAAAGCCTTACCCAGGGAACTGCGGGAGGCGTTGGAGACGCAGATTCGGACGCTGGGGGATTGATGTTGGACTTCCATCAGCAGGATGGACGGTTCAAGGTCAGCGATCATCCCGACGTGTCGAATACGCTCACCTCGCACATGGGTACCGGTGGCAACAATGTTCCCCTGATTAAGGCGTTCAAATGGAGCCAGGGTGAGAAGAGCCGGAGTCTGGCGATTGGCGAAGTGAGTCCCACTTTGAGCACTGACCATAATCCAGCCGTCTACCAAATTGAGAGAGAGAGTGATGTGTCGCGCGGACACTCAGGCGAATGCCGCACAAGGATTCGATCTTTCTCCGACATTGATGGCTCACGCCGGAAAGGATGCCCCATTCATCTATCCGACAACTAATAGGAGAGACTAGTGGTTTTCACTTTCAAGATTCGCGGTGGCGGAGCGGGGGGGGGTAAGGGATTCCTCGGGCAGGACGAGCTTTCTGCCACGCTCAGCACGCACAATGACCAGTTTCTACATACGGAGGATTCGATGAATGGTTTGACGGTTCGCAGGTTGACGCCGTTGGAATGCGAAAGGCTTCAAGGATTCCCGGACGGGTGGACTGACATTCAATGGCGCGGCAGGGAACACGCGCCGGACGGGCCACGATACAAGGCGTTGGGGAATTCAATGGCCGTTCCGGTCATGAGATGGATCGGCGAAGGAATTCAACTCGTTGAAGACAACAAGGAACTTTTCAAGAAGGAAACCCAATGAACAATGAAATCCAGCCTTTCGAGTTCGAGGGCAACAAGGTCAGGGCACTGGCCGATGGCGACGAGGTGGTGTTCGTCGCATCCGACATCGCCAAGATTCTCGGATACCGCGACGCCGCAGCGTTGACAAGGACTCTGGACGATGAAGAAAAGGGTACACGTCCCATAGATACCCATGGCGGAACCCAAACAATGACTGTGATTTCCGAACCCGGACTGTACAAGGCGATTCTGCAACGCCAGACAGGACGAATAGAAGTTGAAATCACAAGAGAATTCGTCAAGCGTTTCCAGCGTTGGGTGACTCATGAGGTACTTCCATCGATTCGACGCACTGGCGGCTACATTCCAGCTGGCGATGCCGATAGCGACGAGGACATCATGGCCCGTGCCGTGCTTGTCGCGCAGAAGACCATCGAACGCAAGAACCAGCAGCTTCAGGCCAAGGACGCGCAGATCAGGGAACTGGAACCGAAGGCTCAAGCGCTTGATGATTTCACGAACGTGGAAGACAGGCTGCTTGTCCGCGACGCGGCAAAGGTTCTGTCGAACGCCGGAACCCCAATCAAGGAAAAACAGTTGCGCGAGTGGATGGCCGACAATAACTGGATTTTCAAATCCGGTGGCTCTTGGCGGGCAACCGCAGCGCACTGCACTGCTGGTCATCTCGTGATGGTCATGTCTCAAAAGCATGGAGTCAAGGATGATGGCATGGAGTTCGCCTTCCCTCCCACCGTGCGCATAACCCGCAAGGGTTTGGCACTGCTGCACAAGCGTCTTGGCGAGATCACATTGGACAAGGCACTTGACGCGGAGGCGGCGGAATGACGTTGTTGAATCCTCCCGCACCACCACAGGAATTCGTTCTTGACACTGGCGGACACTGCGTGTTCCGCATCAACGAGCGGAAAGGCGCGTCCATCGTCGAAAAGGACGGAAAAAAGACGAGCACATTGTATGAGATTCCAGAATCGAAACTGGCTGCGTTCATCCAATGGGCTTCCGACGTTCACGGTCAATCACGATAGGAGACAGTAATGGAAGACGATTACAAGACCCGCATGGTCGAAGAATACCACGAACTCAAAGAACGAATAGACAAGATCAACGACACCATCAAAAAATACAATAACGGCGAACCGGGGCACATAACCTTAACGGAAGCCTCCATGATCATGGCCCAATCCTACATCATGCAGTTTTACGCGCGAATCCTCCTCGACCGTCTCGAAGAAGCAGGCATCGGGATTGATGCCTGCGCCGACGACGTGGAACCGGAGGAAAAGCCACTTCCACCGGAACCACAGTTGCGTGGCTTCTTCATCCCACGCGACGGCAAACCATACCTGATTCTCCATGACATGGACGGCGAATGGTCATACGTGACGAACACGCCTGCCGTCATGTGCAGAATCAACGGTTGGCGTGAATTATCCCACGATATCAACATGTTCAGTGGATACCTTAACTGGCACCAGCTGGTCGAAGACCTCCAAGATTCAGCCTTCCCGCTCATCCCACTGAGTGCCTCAAGTATGTCGGCAATCGCCAAGGCGCTCGCCGACAACGACTGATTCTTCCCCATCCGCCTGCAACCCGGATGGGGACCCATAAGCTTCGCCAGCCACTCCGATAAACAATCAAACAATGGAAAATTGGACGTTTATCGAATATCCACGTTCGCCGGCTGGCAAAGATGGAACGTCCCATGATGTTCCATGCCGTGGCGAAACACATCCAAACGAACCGTCACAAGCGTTTGCATACACGCGCCGCCACGGCAATCGTCCAAGCCCACACAGTGGGAACAGGAACCGTACCACAAGACCATCGCCAATCGAACCAGACACCATATTTTCTCCTGTTACTCAAAGGTATACGACGATGATCTCGAACGGCTCGCGGTCCGAATCCGCGCTTGGACGCCAGCGGCATGACGTCAACGCCACCCATCGGGACGAAGTTTTTCACTTGGTTTTCTCCGTCCCGCATCGGGAACGATGGTCGGCCAGACTGGTTTTCCTTATTTTCCCAGTCGCCCCGCACACCCTTTTGCGGGCCAACCGTCCAGCGTCATGCCGCAACCTGCCTACACCAACCACCAATCCAAGGAAGGAGCACACACAAATTGACGGCACCCATCATCTTCGAAGACGGCATCCTCACCAAAGACGAGGCAATCGCCTTCACAAAAGTAGGGAAGAAAACATTCGAAGACCTGTACGGGTCCCTCGGATACCAATCCGGCCAAAACAAACTCTTCACAAAAAAGGAACTCCTACTCCGATTCTACGAAATCAAGGACCAAGCAAAGGAGATCAAACGATGACCACCAGACGACTAGTCACACCGAAAGACGTGTGCGACAGACAATTCCGACTCTCGTTCCCATTCATGGGATACGACGCCAACCAAGTTGACGACTTCCTAGACGACTGCGCGCTCACCATCCACGCCCTCTGGAACGAAAACCGGAAACTCGCCACGGAAAACAGACGACTCCAACACGAGAACCAAACCCTCAAAACCGACGTGGGCTTCTACAGGCTCGCAGTAGACACCATCGAACACCAAACCAAGGAACAACAATGACCAACACCTCCGAATACGACTTCAGCAGCCTCCGACCCGACGAACTCAACTCCACCATCGCCGGACTCGCCGCACTGAACAAACGAAGCGCCGAAGCCCTCAAAGCCGCAAAGGAAGAATGGCGGCACTCGCATGACGGCGGCGATGAGGAGCACGCCGTGTTCGCCGGACTGGATGCGGGTGAAATCAGTCTCAGCAAAGGCACCGAAGGCCATTACGTGGTCGTTGACGAGCGTGCGTATGGTGCCATGCTGCATGACAGCCGTTTCCTTATCCCCGGTGGTAACGATGCTGCGGAGGCCGTATGGATGCCACGCCCCGAAGCGAAGTCGGAAGCCTATCTGAAGAACATGATCGCTGACCATGATGGCGAACTCCCGCCCGGCGTCGAGTTCAAGCCGGGACGCGCCCAGACCGTCACGCTTCGCACCACGAGAGGATTCGTGGACAAGGCGTTCACCAGCGAGATAGCCCCGAAGATGTTCAAGATGCTCACTTCAACCAAGGAAGAGTAGCCATGTGCAAAAGCCTTACCATCACCAATGAGCAGGACACTTGGAGCTGCGCCCAGCTCGCGGCACTGTCCCAGCTTGGAGTGCAAAACGCGCAGCCAGCCGACTTGGCGGTGTTCCTGCACCAATGCCAGCGTACAGGACTTGACCCTTTCAGTCGTCAAATCTACCTGATCGAACGCCGTCAGAAGCAAGGCAGCGAATATGTTTCCAAGCAGACAATCCAAGTCGGCATTGACGGTTTCCGTCTCATCGCCCGTCGTGCGGCGGACAGGAACCATGAACTGTTCAGCGAACCGGAAACCCTCTGGTGCGGAGAGGATGGCGTCTGGCATGACGTGTGGATCGCCCAGACCCCTCCGGTCGCAGCGAAAGTCACCGTCCGCCGAGGAGAAGGCGAGTTCACCGGCGTGGCCCTCTACAGGGAATACGTCGGAACCCGTTACGACAAGAATCTCCACAGGCAGGTCCCCACCAGCATGTGGTCTTCGAAACCGGTGACCATGATCGCGAAATGCGCGGAAGCCCTCGCATTACGCAAGGCGTTCCCGCAGGATTTGAGCGGCCTGTACACGACCGACGAGATGCAGCAGACCAACAACGAGACCGAAGAGGAAATGGTCGAAGCCGAAGTGGTTGACGAGCAGCCACGACAGAAGCCACGCCAATACGCTCCGCAGGTCCGTCAAGGCCAGCCGGAGCAGACCGCTGCCCAGGCTCCACCTAATGGTCCCGCAAGTCCCGACCAGTTGAAGGAAGTCACCGACATCCTCCGCGCCTGCCAGATCAAACCGGATGAAGCTGACGCGTTCATCCAGAAAATCCTCCACGACCAGACGGTCACGAGCGCAAGCCTCACGGCAGTGCAGGCACAAACATTCATCAACGAATACCACAAGCACATGCAGCAGCAAGGAGCAGCACAATGAAATACAACCCGAAGAAACTCACCTATGGCGACGCGCTTAGAATCTCGACAGCCAACATGACCGTCACCGTCGAAGACGAAAACGGACAGCACGTCACCGGCAAGCTGAAGCACATCGGCCCGAATGACGCGCTCGCCGGTGACAACCTTGCGCTCCGTGATCTCATAGCATTGGCGCTCATCACCACCAGCAACGAGTATTTCATGGTCTGTGACGACGATGAGAGAATCCTATGCCCGGCCATCAGATTCGACCGTGACCTGAACGTCACCTGGAACACGATCATCTCCATCGAAGAGAATCCCGACGACGGCGTGGAGCTGGACTTCGCCGATTGGAAGGCGACGCTCGTCAAGGTCGAGACCCCCACCGCCGACGAGGACAAGCCAACCGACGACACCCAAGCCGAGGAGTGGGAGAAGCAGCTGCCTAAGGCCAACGGATTCTACAAGGCCGCGACCGGCAGCGTATGGCTCCACACGGGCGACACTTGGACGCCCATCCTGGACCATCACGGCAACGTTCCGCCGCACGCCTTGCAGCAGACCACCGAGGCATTCGCCGTCGGCAGCGGCCATTCGAAACGATTCCCGTTCGAACGCCTCAGCGAGAAGAAACTGCCGACCCGTCCGGGCTTCTACCGCAACAAGGACAAGACGAACCTATACCACCTCAACAGTTGCGGCGTGTGGAAGCTCATCGCCTACATGGGACCGGACTTCGACTTACAGATGAAGGACCCATGGGATTCACCATTAGTACCGGTGTTTGGTGGCGAGGTCGTGTCCGAGAGACGCGTCCGAAACGACATGCCTCTCCACTACTGCACGCTCGGTCTCAAACAGCCGAAGGCAGCGGTCTGCGAGGCGAACTCTTGAACATCACCAGACGAGCCGGATGCACGTGCGCGTACTGCGTGCGTCACGATCCAGTCAAGACGGGACTCATCCCATACTGCCGTAAATGCGGCAAAAGCACTTGCGCCGCAGCGCGAAGCCACATGATCATGTGCAACGTCGAAGCGTCCAACAGCCACAAGACGGCTGACCGTCTCAAAAACATGAAAGCCGAAGACCAGCAGGGATGGGTCGGACTCGAAACCCATCCACGACACGACAAGGAGAACAAGCAATGAGCACTCCGACCATCATCCTCGTGGGACGAATCGTCAAAATCAAAAAGGACGGCAACCTGTTCAACGCCGGAACCACGAAGAACGGCAAGAACTACATCCAGTTCCGCATCCTCTGCTCAAACAGGGTCAAGAACCCGGACGGCTCATGGGGTTACGGCGCATCCTGCTCACGCACCTGCGAAGCATGGAACGATCTCGCCACGCACATCCAGAACAGCATCAAGGAAGGCGACGAGTATATCGTCATCGGCAACGAGTCCGATGATCGTTTCGATGATTCGTCCGGCGTCACCCACTACACGCAGAAGGTCAATGTCCGCGAGATCGGTCCGAGTCTCCGATGGGGCACCGCCCAACTGGTGAACGCAAGCCAGCAGTACGGCCAACGCCAGACCGCAGCCGCTCCCGCTCCCGCCATGCCGCAACAGGCAGGCCCCGACCCGTGGGGCGGCAGCGGATTCGACGGATTCGGACAGCCAGCAGGAGAACCGGCGTTCTGATGCCACGTAACCGACAGTCGGCCAAAAAAGCCGGAACGGCAATGGAAACGGCGGTGGAACACTACCTGCAATGGGCGTTGAACGACCAACGCATCATCCGCCGCCGTCTCCACGGCAGCAACGACCTAGGCGACATCGCGAACATCTTCTTCCACGGACAGCCGGTATGCGTGGAAGTCAAGAACACCAAACGCCTCGACGCCACGAAACACTACAACGAGGCGGTCGAGGAGGCCGGAAACCTTGACAGCCCCTACCCGTGGGTCGTGCAGAAGAAGCCACGCGTCGGACTGTCCACGCTCGAACGAATCGGCCAACAGCTCGCATACACGGATCTGGAAACCTACCACACCATGTGCGCGTTGGCCGGACGGTTCACTGAAAAATTCGACATCGACCTCATCGGGCGGAGCGGACAATACGTCTGCATCACCTTGGAGAACCTAGCCCTCATCCTCAACGACGGACTGCCACTCGGACCGGAAGGACAATCATGACCGCGATAGTCGTCACATGCGCCCTCATCGTCAGTGCCATCGGATTCGTCATCATGCTCGGCTCGTTGAACCTCATCGACCGTAACAGGCCGTCAGGCGACTGGCTGTGGATATTGGGCATGACCCTAGTGGAGGGCGGTTCGATAACCATCCTCATCGACATCAGGATAGGACTCATGACATGACGGGAGAATCTGAAGTGAGGGACGGCTACACCCGACTCGACAACGGATTCTGGGCCGACGCGAGGATATGCAGGCTCCGCGACGAAATGCCAAGAGCGGCGCTCATCTACGTCATGGCATTGAGCTGGTGCAGCTGCAACCTCACGGATGGAGACATCGACACCGACCAGCTGACGTACACGCTTGGCGCATCCGAACAGGAGATCGAAACCCTCATCGACATCGGCCTGTTCCAACAGACCATCACCGGCGTGCGCATCAACGAATACCAGTCGAACGGGAACCACACCAGAAAAGAACTCGCCGACCGGACGGCCCGCAACACGGCAAGCAAACGCCGAAGCCGCGCACGACAGGCATCCGACGACAAGTATTCCGCCGATTTCGAAACCTTCTGGAAAGCGTATCCACGACACGTTGACAAGCGTCCCGCCTGGAAAGCATGGAAGAACGCCATCCAAGACACGGGCGCGGACACCATCATCAACAGCGCCCGAGCCTATGCCAGACAGGTCGAGGTCGAAGGAACCGAACCCAAATACGTCAAATACGCGGCCACATGGCTCAACGCGGCGGGGTGGGAAAACGAATACGACATCCGACCATCCCTCACCCTCCGAACCAATCCGACCATGATGAGCCGCAACGAATCGAACCGCATGGCGAACCTCAACAGGGCATGGCAGTACATGAGCGACGAGGAACGCCAGCGGGCGATGGGAGGAACAGGATGATAACCAAAGGAGAGGCCGCGATGCTGCTGACCACGATCAACGCGCATCACGGCAACGCCCAATGGGACGACCTGCAATTGGATGAGTTCTACCGCGAACTCGACAAGCGCAACAGCATCCAAGACATGCGGACGGCGGTCGTGAGATTCTATGCGACCAAATCGGACAAGTGGATGCGTGCCGCCGACATCAACATCCTCTGCAAGAAAATCCGCGCCAGCCGGGTGCCGGACGAGAACACCATCCAACAGCTCGCCGCCAAGCATCACGTCACGGCGGACGACTATTGGGAGTTCAAACGTCGCGTCGTCTTCGGCACCGCGCGGGAAGCCCGAGAGTTGGGCGAAGCCGTCAGCAAGGCCCTCGAACAGGCCGACCGTCCGCAAATCGCATCCAAGCCCATCGCATGCCAGCCAGCCGTGGCCGACGATCTGGGAGACCTGTTCAAAACACCATGAGCAAATGGAAGGAAACCAACAAGTACGGCATCCACGAAAGCAAAGCCGCCTACTGGCGGTACACGCGGCAAAGGGACAAGGAAGCCGAAATCCTCAAGGAACTCGAACCCAATCCGCCAACGCATGTGGACCTGACTGGATTCGAAGACTACATCCAACGATTACGAGAACCGAAGGAGCCAACAATGGATGACAATTTTCTCATCTGGTTCGATGTCGAAACCAGCGGACTTGACCCAATGTCCGACAATCTACTGGAAGTCGAAGCCAGAATCACCGACATGAAGGGCCTTCAGGTGCCATTCAACGACGACCCCCTGATATTCCATAGGGTCATCCGTTTCGATGACAACACGCCAATCCGCGCGTTCAACAGCACGACCATCGACATGCATTCCAGAAACGGACTCATCGGCGAATGCATGAACGCGAAAGACACGCTCAAAAACGTGGACAAGCAGATGGCCGTCTGGCTCATCGATACAGGCCTCGACCCCGGTCTCATGCATCCAGCCGGAACCAACGTCCACTTCGATATCCGATGGCTCGACGTGAACATGCCCAACACGAGCGGCATCCTCCGCAAGCTCAGCCACCGGCGACTCGACCTCACCAGCTTCCGCCTCTTGCGACTCGCCCACGGCGGCGACCCATACGATTGCGGCCACGAAACCACGCATCGCACAACCGACTGCCTCAACCGAGACATCTCCGAATACGAAACCATCATCAACCAGCAAGGACAGTGAAATGACCCTAGAAACCCTCGAAATCCAACCGCTCACCCCAAACGCCACAGTCACCCGCGCTCACGACGCGGACGCCGGACTCGACCTACACTGCATCGAAGACTTCCACATCGACGGACTAGGCCGCATCACGGTGGGAACCGGCATCGCGATCAACCTGCCCGAAGGCTACATGGCACGAGTCTGCCCACGTTCCGGCCTTGCCAGGAATTACGGCATCGACATCCTCGGCGGCATCATCGACGCCGGATACCGTGGCGAGATCAAAGTCATCCTGCATAACACGTCCACCAGCCGCATCAACTTCCGTTGCGGCGACCGTATCGCGCAACTCGTCATCACGCCGGTGGAAACCCCCAGAATCCGCAAGGTCGTCGAATTCACCGACACGACGGAACGCGGGGGAAACGGATTCGGTTCGACCGGACGATGAACGACAGGAACCAGTCATGAAACGAAACGTCTACACCATCCACGGACAACGATTACGAAACGCACAAGCGTCAATGCTTGTCCACATCGTCGAAACGCATCGAATGCCATCATCCGCGTTCTATGCGAAACCGTTAGCCACGTTGGGTTCCCTCATCGACAGGAATCTCATCATCCCCCTCGCGGACGGCACCTACAAGCCAACCAAGCAAGGCATCGAGACCGCCGACGCGATCAGACGATTAGACAAGGAAGAGCCAACACGGCGGCCAAACATCGTCCAACGTGGCATCAACCGAAACTTCAACAAGTACTGGAACGACTACTACTCGCATCCACTCACATACGAATACCACCCGACATTGGAAACAATCTGCGAAAGGAACCGATGATGCAGACACTCAGCCCGAAACAGCAGGAAATGCTCACTGACGTGAGCAATATGCAGGGCCAATATCAGGCCGTCGATAACCAGACAGGCAGGGCACTGCTCCGCAAGAAGCTTATCCGCCAAGTGAACGACCGGTTCGAGACAACCAAGGAAGGCGAACGACTGCACATGGAAATCGTGAACCAGGCATTCGAGAAGGCAAGGATGGTGCTAAATGACTGACAACATAAATCCAAGCCACTACAAGGACGGCCCGTTCGAGTGCATCGAACTATCCAGGCTCCTTAGTTCCGACTGGGGCAAGCCGTGCAGTATTGCTTCCGCTGGCAGCACAAGAACGGTGTCGAAGACCTCAAGAAGGCGCTCTGGTTCATCAATGACGCAATCACGCATAATGTGCCGTTCTTCGCCGCGTGCTGCAAACGAAACGCCGACATTCTCGAAGCTCAGGCAATCAGGCTTCTTGGCATCCTACAGGCCGAGAACTGGGCTGATCTCGAACAGTTCTGGCGGAACCTCAAGTGGGGAGACCGCGTGGATGTGCTCGAAGCCCTCACCGAAAAGATCAATGAAATCGAAAAGGACGGTGAGTGATGGGCGGATTGGACAAGGTTGAGAAAATTATGATTGGCGCACTGGTGGTATTCGTCGCCTCAATGCTCTTGCTGGCGGGATTAGGCATTTATGCGTCTTGGTATGCGGGCACGCATCCCGATTACGGCATGACGACGGTCAGGACCGGCGACGTGACATGGGTCTGCCTCACCGATCACGGCACGACCATCGGCTGCGACACCGTGAAGGAATACCAGTGACCGGATACATCATCTGGCCGAAAGGCGATACGGGACGGCATACATGCCGAGTGTACAAGACGCTCCAAGAGGCATCGGACGCGGCACGGGCGCATGCAGACTTCCATCACAGGCCGTATGAGGTGCGCGTGGCCTGCGACACTTCGCAACGAATTATTAAGACCTTCGAACCAAGGAGACGCAAATGAGCGTCAACAGTGAGGAAAAGAAGAAGTACCAGCAATGGGTGCTCTCCCTCATGCTTGACATGGCTGAAGATCAGAGAATCTACCGGCAGGCACGCATCAAATCGTCTGGAGCATTGAACCAGACCATCAAACGCATCGGAAGGGAGAATCTGCCCGACTGGATGCTGGAGAAATACATGGAGCAACCACCGAAATCAAGGAGACGGTAATGAATGAAGAAGTACGAGTGGGAACCACCAGCGTCACATTCCATGTGATGGCGTTCTACCCGCCGATGGATATTGCGGAAGCTTGCGTGGACGTACCGATGTACGTGACCACCGGCGCAACGATTGGAAACCACGGGCAAGGCAGCATCCCAGCCCACGTGCAGAAGGATTTCGACAAGAAGGTGGAGCACGCATTGCAAGTGTTCGCCGACACGTTGGAAGCGTCATTCAAGGAGGAGTCCACGAATGTTCAACAGAAAGCATAGGGAAGTCCGATACGTCAAATGCCCGTACTGCGGCAGAAACCCAGTCATCATGGAAAGCCCCAGCATCACGGACAAGAACAAGATGGTCATGCATTACGAGTGTCCAGAAAATCATCTGACCACCGGTGACACGCCATATCCAAGCCGAGCATTGGATCTTTGGCTTCTCGCAGTAGGCAAGGTGCTGAAAGTCGATGACGTGATAAGCGACTACTTCGCCAAAAAGCAAAAGAAGGGGGTAGGACAATGACCGAGCATGAGGAATACTGCGTGAGCATCCGCAAATTCTACAGAATGCCCGACCGCACGCTGGTTGGATGCGCGGTGGTGTTATGGGCGTGGAACAGTCACGACAAAACATGGCGGTATGCGGCGCGGCGTGCATACCGGTTCGCGGACTACAACGGCAGTCACAAGAAGGCGTTACGGCAGGCGAGACGGGACGCGAGAAAACTTGCCGGAATCTTCGACTGCACCAACCATGACACCAATGAGAAAGGAATGTGGCAATGAGCGTGCTATACCACGGTGGAGTTCCAGACCTGAAACCCGGCGACACCATCGAACCGGGGCACAGTCGAGACAATTACGACGATTGCCCCATCTGCCGCGCCAGACGCGAAAAAGGCGCGTCGGCCATCGAAGGCACCGGCCACCCGGAACAGGTGTACTGCACCAGATACCGTGACTACGCCGCACTCTACGCGTCAATGTACGGCAAAGGCGACGTGTATCAGGTACGTCCGGTCGGAGAACTCGAAGCCTCCATCGTCGAGGATTTCGACGGCTGCTACCGTTGCGACAGGCTGGTGGTTGTCAGGGCCGTCGAAAGACACGTCACCCTCACTCCGAAACGTCGCCGGAAGGTAATCCGGCTCATGCAGCGGCTGGAGGATGGCATATGCCTGAACCCGCTGCCACGAAACGCCACACCGGAAATGATCGAACGTTGGTCGGCACGAGAATACGCCGACATGCGGCACATCATGCGCGAAGCCGAAAGAAGCATCAAATGAGCATAAGAACAACCTACTTGGCGACATGCGACTACCCGGGCTGTTGCGTGGGATTAGGCTCCTGGGAACCAACCAAGGAAGGCGCAATCCATGAAGTTATAGGTGATAGAAAATGGCTGTGCCTGTTCACCGGTGATAATGAGCCGAGATTCTTCTGCCCCTTGCACTTGCGATACGTGCCAGACTCGCAGCATGTCTGGCCGACCGTATTTTACGATTCCAACAGTCCAGACACACAAACAACCTTGTACGCCTTGAACAGGTTCTACGAGGATATGAGCACACCGCAACCACTGCCAAAACTGGAATGCGAGGACACCATACTAGCGGTTCTCACAAGCGAGGACGCGAAATGAGTCTCACCGAAGTCTGCTGGAACATTTCAAGCGTTTTCATCGTTATCGTCTTGGGCGTGATGGCGGTATTGGCGATGCTGACACTGTTTGCGATAGTGGCGGCGATATTCACTTCCAGTTCACAAGGCAAGGAGGAACACCATGGTAACGAACGTGAGTGAAAAAGACAAGACGCTGAACGAAATCATCGACTTGTGCACCGGCATGGGTCAGAAGATGATGAATGAAGCGAACGCTTCGGGATTGGACTCTATGAAGTATATGGGTGCGGCTGGCGCGTACATGACTGTCATCAAACACTGTCAAAACATGCTCGGCTATTCCGGCTCCATGACGTCCGAGGTGCCGAATCAAAGCGAGGATGCGAAATGAGCAGGACTGAAACCACTGCCATGCTGTCCAAGCTGGTCGAGAAGAGATTGAAGAATCAGACCGCTTTTTGGGCGAGTGAGGTCAATTTCGATCGGAACACGCCTGACGAGCGGCGAGTGGATTACGTGGGCTTCGCCCCGTGGAACATCAACGGCGAGCCGAAGCCCGCAAGCGTTGAGAAAGGCTGCTTCGGATTTTACGAAGTGAAGTCATGCATGGCTGACTTCACGAGCGGCAACGGCCTGACGTTCTACGGCGACCAGAACTATCTGGTCTGCACGAAGGAACTGTGCGACGAGATCGTATGGCAGAAGATGGTGCCGCCGCGAGTGAACGCGATCCTAACCCCCGATTCGACCGGCTCGAAACTGATTCTCGGACACGTGCAGTCATACAACGACATGTCATACAGGCGACGTCCGGCAAGCGAAATCCTCTGGGCCATGGTCAAGGCGAACGGAAAGAGGACGAATTGAGCATTGCAGAGGATGAAGCTGAGAAGGCGTATCCGACCCGCTACTGGGATGGAACTCGTATCAAGGAAGAGATTTTCTGTAACACGGACGATTTGCAGGAAGCGTACCTGAGTGGCCGTAACGCACCACCGGCTGACGCCGAAGTGGAGGCCGTGGCGAAAAAACTGCTGTGGTGGGACACGGCACCAGCCTGGGAAGACGTCATGCCCAGTGAGGACTGCTTCTGGAATCAGGCCGAGCCGGAGATGCGAGCCAGTTATCTCAGGGGCGCTCGGGAAATGCTCGAAATCGCACGGAAGGCGGTAAACGAATGAGCAAAGACATGGAGAAGATTATGTGCATAATCAAGAAAGCGTCCTACGCGCTCAACGCGATAGCGATGCTCGCAATCATCATCATAAAAATCATCGCCAACGTGAACCCTATATCCATAGCGATACTCTCGTTCCTCTGCGGAGCATACGTGATGATCGTGTCCGTCATATTGTACGACGAACACTTGGAGAAGGAATACGAGTGAGCCTACGGAAACAGGTCCTCCACTACGCGGACCTCGACTACGACGCGGACGAGATAAGCCGCCTGCTGCACGTGGACAGGAGGCTCGTACTCCAAATCGAAGCCCACCGCAACGACCCCGAACCAGCCACGCCAACGGAAGGAGAACAGCCAACGCTAATCTGACACACACACTATACTAGACAAGTCGCCCAACGGTTGCAAACAAAGGGTTGAGGCAACAAGACCAAACACACCCAAAACGCAACCAAGGAGCCAACACTTGACGCAAACCACATGCGCGGCATGCTGGAAAACAACCGACGACAAGCATATCCTCTGCACATCCTGCGAAACCCAACTCCAATTCGATCTGCAATGGTTCGAAAACCACCTGCAAGACCTCGAATGGCGCACAAACCGCATGGACAAGACAGGCAACGGCGGAGGCGGCGGACATAACGGACTCGCCACCTCCCCGGCACCATTACGCGAAACCGCGTTCGAACTCATCGAAGGCAACGGCATGGACGACATTCCAAGCCTCCGTGACATCATCAACGAATACGCGCGATGCCTGAACGTGACCGCCCCATACGACCGGAAACTCGAAACACTCATCCGCAACATCCGGCTCACCGACAAGTGGAAGACCAGCAAGGCAACACCAACCTACGCGCGAATCATCCACCGTATCCGACGCAAGGCCCAGGAACTCCTCGACTTCACCCTCGAAGACCAGATCATCATCGGCGAATGCCCGACCGACGACTGCCACCGCATCGTGAAAGTCATTCCAAACGCCACGTTCGCACCGAAATGCCCCGACTGCGGTCAAGTGTATCCGGTCTCCGCCATCCGTGAGAACAGGCGACACAAGCTCCTCGCCACGCACATCACCGGCACGCAGACCGAAATCCGCAGACTGCTCCTGCAATGCGGCATCATCGTCAAACCCGGCACCATGCGCAGTTGGGTCAGCAGGGGAGACCTGAAACCCGTCACACCGGTCAAAGACACGCGCAAGCAACGCTACCGGCTGTCCGACGTGTACAAGCTCGCCGTCAGAAACCCCGAAAAGGAAACGAACATTTGGATGCTCCTACAGGAGGAACAGGCATGAACATCGACCTCTCCAACCCGCCATACGCGGTCAAACTCAATGATCTCGGATTCGCATACTCGCACAACGACCGTAAGAAAGGCATCATCGTCTACACTCACGCCGACCCCAGATTGGTCGGCTCCAAATGGGTTGACCATTGGAACGACATGGAATGCATCATCGACTTCGAAGACGAGAACTGCATGAAACCATTGTCATTCACATTCAAGAACCTTAGAAACGGCGTCAGCAAAACCATTCCGGCAAGCAATCTCGCCCTAGTGGAAGAAGTCATCCGATGACCGCCACTATCAGCATCACCGACAAAGGCAAGACCATCACCTACCACGCGCATCACATGCAAGACCAAATCGAACCAGTCAAACAGTACGGCATGCTCGGAGAACGATTGGACACCCGAAAGAAACTACACGTTCTCACCTTCTACACGGAGGATTGAATTGAACGTCAACCTCAAATGCTCGCCAATCCTACTACTACTGTCCGGCGTACTGGCACTCCTGAAAATCACGGGACAATTCCCATACTCATGGATATGGGTGATCGCACCCATATGGATACCACTACTCGCACTGGCCGGTATCACAATCATCCTGATAATCGCTTGGATTATCGGCGTCATAGGCGTACTCATTCTCGAAAAGTTCGGAGACTAATTGCAGATCAGCGGCAACACCCGCAACGGGGATATGGCGTGCGTCATCGACACGACACAGGACAACACCATCAAGGAGACACAATGAAAGTACTCGACTTCACCAAGGAAACAGACGAACTGGAAAACAAGCTGATAAAACTCGGATTCCATTATCAAAACGCCGAAAAGATGGAGTCAGATAGTCTGCACATCTCCTCACAACTGATAATCACATGGGCGAACTTCACGAATGGAGTGACCCTACAGATCATCCATACGTATGACAGATACGGTGGCGAAACCAACGGATACTTCAAGATAACGGATAATTGCACGAACGCAAGCGTCAACATGTCGGTCGAAGAGTTCATGGAATTGGAACGGATCACGAACAGCCACGGCACCACATTCCCACGCCCGGAAACATCCAACGAAACGGTTCCCAACGAGAACTAGGAGGCCACGCGGAATGAGTGAGACAATCAAAATCAGTGGAAAGTGAACGCGTCATGCGAATCTACCTAGTAACTGCGAACGCACAAGATCACAACGAATACATCGAGTACCGGGATCAACCATATAATCCCGATTCGTTCACTGACACCCCAATGCACATGGGCGAAACATCATACACCGCAGGATTTGTAAGCATCATGGGCGTTTACACGACACGCGAACAAGCGGAGACACGCGTAAACAAGCTTACTCGCGAGAAATTCCCGGACTTGCGAATCATCGAGATTGAAGCGGACTCGGACTGTTGGCAGTTCGTCGGGGGAGGTTGGCTCTGGTGAACAAGCAGATAATCACAGCAGACCATCTGAACGCTACGCACTTAGGCAAAAGAATCACCATCAACGGCAAGCATGGCATCGTCATGTCGGGCACGCTGAAAAAAATCCGCGCCGACTACTCCATCATGCCCAGTTTGGGGTCTTACTCCTTCTGCGAAGGATACATTCCCGCAACATTGAGGTACAGGAAAGACGTTAACATCATCTTGCACTTGTCGAACCAAGCCAACGACAATATTAAAGCAACCGTACGCGAGGACACGGAACTACAGGTAGAAGACGAACAGTTACCGGATTGAGGACAATTGGCTACACGCTGCGTTAAGCGCGTCTGAGTAGTCTACAATGGCACATGAATGGGGGCGGATTCAAAAACCGCCCCCACTATTTTTCTCGGTCAACAGCTCCTTTGGATTTCAAATCATCCATTGTTCAAGAATCTCTGCAATCCGTCGCCAGCCTTGCCATTCAGCCCGCGACGGGACATGTCGTAATAGTCAAGCATCTGCGGACTGTTCCACCCGCCTGCGGCCATGATGTCCCTGTCCGGCACGCCAGCGTCACGGGAGAGCGTGCAAAACGTTCGCCGCAATGAATGCGGCGAAATATCCGGCACGCCCACACGCAACGCCACGGACGATACGATGCCCACGGCGGTCTGCTGTCGCATACGCGCGCCGGAATCCTCACGGAACACCGCGCCACGTCTACGTCCGCCAATGAGTCGTGCGAGAGCCTCGGACGCCTCGGAGGGGATGGCCACACGCTGAGACCAGTCGCCCTTGCGGTCGAACCGCACCCACGGGCGCCCGTCATTCAGATGACAATCCTCGACATCCAACCCAAGCGCCTCACCGACCCTCGCACCGGTCAACAGCAGCAGACTGCACAGGGCATCCGTCCGCGCATCCATACCATGCGCTTCGGCCAGAAAAAGCCTTGCCTGCTCGCGGGTGAGGTACGTACCATCCGAATGACCGTACAGTTTCGGTCTGCGCACATGCTCGCCCGGATTGCAGTCGATATATCCCTCTTCGCAGAGGTAGCGGTAGAGGCAGCATACGATGCTCAGATTCTTGCACACCGTGTTTTTCGCTGCTGGCCGCATGCCGTCGTCATAGGCGGCGAACACCTCGATATGGGTGCGCTTCGCCCGCAGCATGTCGATGCCGTTATCCGCACACCAGCGGAGCCATCGCGATACGACGCTCCGATACCCCGCCCTTGTGCTCGGCGACAACCCGGCGAGAAAACCGGCGATCATGTCGCTCACCGTTTCCATATGCGCACCGTTTCCTTGCAGATCAAAGGCTTGTCGGCCGGACCTTTGACGAATGGCGGTATCCACTGCCTACGCCTCAGCGAATGATTCGGCCCATACGCCTGATCCCTCCAGAAGCCACGCACAATGAAACGATGCGAATACTCACGCCGCACCCGCTCGTCATCATCGGCGCTTCCACCCGGACGATGCAGATTCTCACGCAGCACCAGCATCTTGACCTTGCGTATTTCCGGGTCGAAACGCGGCGGCAAGGGATGCGCCATATCGGGTTTCGCCGGTTTTGCCTCGCAGATATGCGGTTCCGCGCTCAACGCCCATACCGCATGCAGCAAATCGCAGAACCATAGGAAAACGCCGACATACCCATTGAAAACGTCGTTGGCGAATCTGACGACCGGCAGCGAGAATGATTTCGCGTCGCATTCCTTGAGAGCGCATGGATGGTCCGTGAATCCCATGAGTTCGATATCGCCGTTGCCGTCGCATTGCCAGAAGAGCGCCGACACATGGGCGTCTCCGACTTTCCTTCCCGTCGCGTCGTCGGTCACGGGGAATGTGACGGTTTGAACGTCCCCGTCGAAGAAGATAAGCCCGCTTTGTGCAGGCGCGTCCGATTTCGGGAAATCGCCTGCCTGGACGGTATCTTCCGCCAGCGCCGTCATGTCTCGGCTGATCCACCAAAGCTGCGCGATGGCGAGATTGTCGGCGGAATTCCAAGCCGTTTCCATGCTCCGCTCGTATTGCGTGTGCGCTGCCATCTGTTCCTTTAATGCGACCCGCTCGTATTCTGCGAGTTTGTCGCGGATCAGTGGAAGGTGTGATGGGATGAGGCGAAGTCGCCTGTTTTTGCCGCGCGTCATGTCAGACCTCGACCAGTGTGTAACGGTCTCCGGCCTTCTCGTCGAAATCGCCGAGCTTAAGACCGTATTTGGCGAGCTTCTTGTTTGCCGCGGCTTCCCACTCGGCTTCGTCTGCTCCGTAGACACCCTCGATTTTTTCAGCCGCCTGTTCGAAGTCACCGTCATACGCCAAATCGGTATACCATTCATGGTTGATATCGCCGTACGCGAGGGGCTTGCCGGTGTTGCCGTCGGCGATGAGCAGTGTATCGTACGCGCTGCCTGCGTAGATGGCGACTGGCTGGACGGTGATGGGCTCGTTGGTGTCGAAATCGATTGCGGTAGTCATTTTCTTTGCTTCTTTCCGGCAAACCACATACACTATGGTTTGCCTGATTATTTTTGATAGAGGTAATTAAGGTGCCGCCACCGCTCAGAACAGTGGCGGCAAATTCTTTTATGCGGCAAGCTTGAGATTATGATTGGCGAGATAGTCGGCAATCTGCTCTTCCAGCCGCGTATCAACGTCCGTGTAATAGTCGCGATACGCGATCACACCACCGGTACCGTCGAACGCGACATAAGCGACGCGACGCCCCTTGCTATCGCGGAAGCCACGAGGCTTATGCACGTAAGCGCCGAACACGTCCGACAATTCTTTGACGCTTTTACCGCCAGGAATCACCACCTTGCGCACCACAATCGCATCAGACGTTTTGACAACCTCATGCGATTCAACGCGCGGCGGCACCTCGGGAATCTCAGCCGTAACCGGATCAGGCTCAACAACCTCAGGCGCGGCAACCTCAGCCGTCACGGTCTCAATCTTGCTAGGCTCACCATTGGCAACCGCATCAGACGTTTGCTCAGGCTGCTGCACAGGCTCAACACGCTCAACCGGCTTACGCCGCACGCGCGGCTTACGCGGCTTACGCTCAACAGGCTTACGCGGCTTAGCAGTATCAGTCATGCCAAAATCAAAATCAGGCACGTCAACGAGACCGGCCACAGAATCCAGCTTGGAAGCGCACGGCTTGAAACCTCCAACAGACTGCACCGGCACATCATCATGACAGCCATTAGCGCGCATAGGCACAAGCAAATACCCCTCGCCACCAAGCCCAGTCACGTCAAACGGACGCTCCGCGTCAACCACGGGACCAATCCAAACCGGCTTAACCTCATTGCACGCCAGGAACTCAACAGAAGAACCAAGAGCGGCAAGGCGCGTCAACAGCTCACCCAACATGTGCGCATTGAGAACGACAGTCAGAACACGCCCGTCAACCGCGTTCGGATCAGCCGTGCCGCAACCAATGGCCGTAACCTGATAACTAACCCCAAGCTCGTTCGCCACAGCGATGCCGTCCTTAGCAATCGAAAAAGTCAAAGCATTCGACTTGCTGATCTTAAGTTTCGCCACAACGTCCTTAAGCTGCTTAACATCGCAGACAAAACCACAGCCAAGAGTATTTTTACCGTCATACCGCCAAAGATGGCCAAGCTTAGGGAACTCGCCATTCATGGTTTTCAAAACGACGACATTCCAACCGTCGAGTTCACAACCGAAAAACGTGGTGAACCCCAAACCCGTGTAATCATCACGGCATTCCACACGCACATTCCCGATTGTCTTATCCGCAAACAGCCTCATGATCTTCACAGGCGTAAAACAAGAGAACCCATCCCCACCATCACGTTCGATGGTCGCGTTCCTTACGCAAGACACAGCCATACGGAACCGATCAGTGGACTGGAAACGCAGCATTCCATTACGCACATCCATGTGCACAGTCGTGAGAACTGGACGGTTTTCCTCTTTGGAAACACACGGCTCAACGAGTTTCAACGCACGTGAGAACTCAGCCGAATCCATGACCGCAGCAAAAGTGGGTTCATCATCCAGTCTCGCGCGATCATGCAAAAAGTCGTACTCGGAACCGCATACGGACGCTTCACAATCAAAACGGGTACCGTCCTGGAACTTAACGTGCATCATTGCCGGCTTAGGACGTTCCGACTTGCATCCGTCTTCGGTTTCCTTAACCGGCAACCGTTCCCCGGCAATCGATTCAAAACCGCCATGCGCTTCACTCATTTCAAGCACGCCAGCCATGATCGAAGAATCAACTTTCAGATCACAACCGTCAAACGTCACACCATCAGGCCAATCAAAAAAAGCGTGAAGCGGATGAAAATCAATCTCGATACCACGCTTATACGCAACCACGCCCGAGCAGCGAGCAACCTTGACAGCCGACTTGAAGAACTTAGAGAAAACAAGAGTACGCATGATAAACCCCTTAAAAAGAAAACGTTGAAAACAAAGGGCGCGGCCCCACCGCCACGCCCCGAAAATAAACAATCGAAACCAGCAGACGCGACTAGCGCAATCCGCCGCAAATGTCCTTCACGCCGGTGAGATAATCCAACTCGCCCTCGAAATCATGGCAACTCGTCGAAAGCTCACCATCACGACAGCTTTCATCCGCATAATACGAGAAGTTGACGCAAAGAGGGAAATTAGGGTCGATACCCACACAGCATGCCGAACCATCCATGAAAACCACCTTGATAGTGTCCTCGGGACACATGCCGGATATGATTTCCGTATCCTTGACGTTCAACCCGTGATTGTAGATCTCACTCGAAAGCTGATAAAGATCAATTTCACAGATTAGGTACGCGCTCCGGTCGAGTTCCGTCACATCAACAACCTGATTCGGCTGCGGGCCGTCTTCTGCGAAGTCACCGACACCGGCCACCATGTCGTTCGCCTGCTCAATGCAGTAATCGACGTCCTCCACAATGTAAGCAAACTCTGGGTCATCAACGGTCTTCAACCCGCCGACCTCGAAGAAGTCAGCCGACCAGTCGGGGCCGTACTGCGTGTTTTCCTCGTCCCACTCGCGGATAGAGATTTCCACTGCCTTGCTGTTGTCAATAAGCCTAATCATTTCAGATACTCCATTCCAGCCCCCTTGCTAAAATGAGAGGGCTTAGTTAGTTAGATTGGTAATAATTACTGAGCAATCGAGCCGGATAGCTGCAACTATCCGGCTCAACTCATTCGTGAGCGGGCATAGCCATAAAGACGCATGCCCGCCCTAGCGGATCACTTAGAATCCGCAGAAGATTCAGAGTCAGAATCATCTTCCAAAAGTTTGCGAGGATTCTTGACATGCAACGCGTCGCAGATACGCACGGCGACATTGAGACTCATCCCACCGACATTACGTTGTCCGGTCTCGAACGCGCCAACACGTGACTGGCTCAACCCTGCCTTGTCGGCGAGCTGTTGTTGCGTCATGCCGCGTTTCAGTCTGAGTTCCCTCATACCCATTTCAGTATCCTTCCGTAAGAAAATCCACAGGGTCGCATTGTAACGCCTCAGACAATCGTAACGCCGTCCGCAAATACATTTGCGAAACAGGACGACCGTTCGTCTCAAAACGGGAGATGGCCGGACGTGCGATGCCGCTCAATCCGGCCAGCTCCACCTGCGTCAATCTGCGTGCCTTGCGAATGTTCTTCAATCCGACGACGCCAGCGGACACGCCGCCGCGCCACACATGCTCATCGGGGTACAGGTCCAACACGTTGCAATGCAACGCCTGCGCCAGCTTCGCAGCCGTACCCAAATACATGTTCCGCGCCTCGTCCGCATGGTTCTCATACGCCCACAGGCGCGTGAAATCCACGCCGGTCAACGCATCCAACTGCTGCAACGTCAAACCGCTACGCTCGCGCAAATCACGCAACCCCATGATGGCTCCTTCCAGACTTAAGGACACCATATCATCGGCGGCGAAGCAACGCCGCTGACACTCAGTCAACCCAATCCGTATCCCAGTCCAACATGTCCATTGGAATCATGCAGCCACCGGAACACTGGACGTACAGCCAGGTCGAATAGCCCATGCGAGCAGCCCTCACACCACGGAACCATTCGCCAAGCCACTCGTACAGGAGCGACGGTAACGAACGACGACGCCAGAACGACTTGCCAGACGCATAATCGAATCCATTGTATTCGGCGATAGGGGAGAAGACATTACGCTTGCGCATCAGATCACCTCATACTCGTCCAATAGACGTTTGATCTCCGCGATGATTCCAGTGCTCATAATCTCGTCAATGGAATCGTCCCTGCCCATACCTTTGCTCAATTCTTTTCCTCCTTAGTCCAAGGGATAATCTGATGCAGCAGATACGCCGCAGTCGTCAACTGGTCGTAAGCGGCCAGAATGTAAGCCGAATCAGGAGCCTTCCCGGACTCCAATCCAGACAGCAGACGGACAGCCTCAACGGCCCTGTTCGCCGCGTTCGCGCACACGTCGGAATCATGGGCATCCATCACACATGACCCTCGTCATCGGCTTGCGTCCAGAACACATAATCAAGGTCATATTCACGAGACTTCTCGAATTGTTCCCCAATCTCAATCGGCGTCAGACCAGAAAGCACTTCAGAAGTGAAATCACAATAATCATCGGAACGAGCATTGTCGTGCAGCATGAACACCTGCTCGCACCATTCAGGGAACGCTGACCAGAACTTCCGCCACGAATCCTCGGAAACATATTTGGCGAAATCATTGACGCGATAGACACCCTCATAGGGTTCAAACTCACGCTGGTAGAACGGTTGCAAACCTTCGTTTGCCATGCATTCAATATCGCAAACAACAGCCATGTCAATCGGCTCATCCAACGGCATGGCCTTCAACTCTTCGACGGTAATCATCATTCTTTCCTTTCATTCAGCAGCAGAACTCGTCGGTGAGTTCCGCAAGATTCTTCATACTCAGCCGCATGAGACGAGACCTCATGCCGACGCCATCGCGTTCCAGACGGTTCACCATGCGCTGCCGCGCCGTACCGCCATCCACGACCTCACAGGAGACAAGCACGCCACCGGACACGGCGGCATCATCGACCTCGGCCTTATACGCTTCGGCGTCAGCCTGAGATCCGTGCCGCCGCATTTTGAGTGCGCCGCCCGCATATTCCGCAGTCCATAGGCACGCCATGTCAGTCAACCTCACGCGCGTAATCGCGCAAGCATTGAGCCTTGCTATCGGCCTTAAGCCCAGCCTGCTTGAAGAACTCACGGATATGACGCCACGTCGTGTTAGACCAGTCAGCCGGGTCTCCATTAAGCCATTCGATACGCTGAACCTCATCATCGGCATTGACATGCAACGTCACAATCGGCGTCAGATACGAACGCAACGTTACGGTCAATCCGGTTCCCCCGTCGCTATCAATGACAACCGTGGCCTTATTGTAAAACGACTGCTGTGGGCTGAACCTCGAATCCAATTCAAACTCGCCATTATCAAACAATGAAAACGACATGATATACTTTCCTTTGCAATTAGAGGTGAATATTGATTGCATGGCCGGTCGCAGTCCCACCTGAGACCGGCACTTTCACATTTCCCTTGTGCCGCCCCACGACAGCACCTTGCCGCCGTCAACCAGCACGTAAGACTCGCCCATGCGATTGCCAACGGACACGGCACGCCACTCGCATATGCGCTCATAGCCGCCAGCCGTACTGCCGTCTTCCATGCCGCACTGGGGGATATCCGACAGCGACGTGTAGCCAGCCAAGTCGGCCTGACCATAGTCAGCCGTCGCATACGTCTCACGCCACCAATTCCATTGCTGTTCAGGCGTCCCATGAGGGTCGGCCACCGGCGCGGGATTGCACACCGGCGAACACGCCACGGCGAACGCCGCCACACCTACGGCCAGCAGTCCAGCCAGCTTCACACCCTTACGCATTCCGCTTACCTCCCTTAGCGGTCTCGATATAACCAGGAAGCTTTTCCACGTCGAAATACATGTCGCCAGACACCGGGTCGGCATCATCCCGCCACGCCTCAAACACGGCATCACGGTCAGCTCCATTCAACATGACGTCAGACACCTCGCCATCGAAGTAATCCCGCAGCCACGCGGCCTCACGCCGCTCGTAATCGGATTCATCCAACACCGGGTAGTAGCGCCCGTCCTTGGTAATCATGTCTATCGCATATTGGACGACGGCCTGATCCGACAGTCCGCCATACCCGTCCGTCAACTCAATCGCATAGCCGACACCGCAGAACGCACGCGGCACATAACCGTAGTCCGACAGCCACCGCACGGCAGTCTCAATATTGCTTTCATCCAGCGCGCTATCGAAGTACAGCAGCCGCGAACCCCGATACGTGTAATCGTTGAACACCGTGTCGGCCACGCGGATACCCCGCACCCATTCCAGAATGTCCGGCAGCACGTCATCGAACGACGGCAGTCCAGCATAGCCGACACCATCCCACACGTCACGCAGTTCCTCGTACAAGTCGGCATCCTCAGCCGTATCCTTGCGAATCTCATGCACATACATTGGGTTTCCCTCACTTTCAGATGGATAGGTTGATTTTCAGCGAGACAACGTCAGAGACAGGTCTGTATACCACAGCTCCAAGTCGAGAGCCTTAAGCGCCCTGCACGCGGCCACATAGTCGCCCGAATCCATGCATTCGACAAACTGCTGCGCATACGCGCACGTCTCGGCGTCATCGGAAGACATGCATTCCAGCAAGTCGTCAACGCCAGGCCATGCTCCCTCAGAATCATCGACAGTGCATTCCCCATGGCTGTACAGGTGCCACGTCATACCGTCGAGATTCCAGCAATCCGACCCTTTGCCGTTCAGTATGTCGCCGAACGTCTCAGGCCAATCCATGAACTCGTAATCGGCAATGACACTCAGGCTTAGATTGTGCGCGTCATACAAGTCGGCCAACCGTCCCCAGTCGGCTTCGGCGGAACCGTGGTTGTACACGTCCCATATGCCCTTAATTTCGTCGGCCATATCCTTGTACCCGGACGGCGGCACCGGACTATCATTCCCACGCATGTACGCAAGAAGCTCAGGCGACGGCGCTGTGATAACGTCAAGGCTGCAACCGTCCAAACCGTCAGGAAACTCAGTGCCATTGAATGAATACAACTCCAGCTCGCCGCCGCCCCGTTCGGACTCGCGCAAACCATGACACCTCGCCATGACGTCGTAAAAATCATCGACGGAATTAAACCCAGACATGATTACCCACTTTCATAGAGAATGTTGATTAGCCGCCATACGACGGCACAGTGCGCGGGTGAGGGATCGCACCCCACAGAAACCACTAAGCCGCGCCATAGCCCACAGAGGGCTACAAGTCAGAACGGCAACCGTCCATCGTTGACGGCATCACGAACGGCACTCATGACGGCCTTAGCTATTTCAGCCTTATGGTGCGCCAATACGTCACCCTCGCCGATACCATCCAGCACACCGTCGAAATACATTTCGATAAACACGTCGTAAGCCGCGCGGTCAACGGCATTCCTGACATGTTCCGAAAACATGTCATTCCATTTTTGCGTGTTGCCTATCTGCAACAGCACTTCGTTGGCCACGTGTTCGATACCGCTCTCGATATCCTTATCCATTTTTTCAGTCCTCGCTTTCAGAATCATCCAGCTCGATATCGTGCATACGCGCGATAAACTCGAAGTTCTCCCGCTGTTCGTCGCTGCTCAGGGCTTTGACCAATTCATCCAGAAAAGCCTTGGCCCCCAGCGTTTCCAGCAGAACGTCATACATTTCATCAGTGGTCATTTCAATACTCCCTTTTTGTTAGTTGGTTACATTATTTTTGATAGTGGTCGGCAATTTTCCTTTTAAGGTCAGCCAATGTGCGCGCCTTGATTTGCGCGCCACGTTTTCCGTCGTGCCATTCTTCGTTGAAAACGTAGCTCCCGCCCCAATCTGGCTTGAATTTCACCACGTCGCCCACACGTTTGCCGTCAACCGTCACATACCTGCAATACCCGTCGTCAACGGTATTGCTGTATGCGCACGGCAACGTGGTCAGGCTCCGAACTTTTACGATTTTGACAGTCATTTTTTAACCTCCGCTTGTTTGTTGGTTACATTTGTAAAGGCATGTCACACGAGATTGACATAATCACGCATGACCATATTCCAGCCGGTATCCTCCTAGGCATATGTGCCAACCTTAGCCATCAGGCATGGCGACAGCGAACCGGAAACGGTGGTATCCCGCAATGGCATGCACACCACCTTGTAGGTATATCCGGTGTTCGTCTCACAGTAGACGGCAGTACGGTGCGAACTCACAAGCACGCGCGTAATCCGCACATCAGGCACGAAGTCGCTTGCAAGATCGACAGCCCTAGACCGCATTGCCGCAACGCGAAACGCAGCAATAAGTGCATGACGTGCCATCGATTCCGCCGCCGAGGTGCCCTGAAATTCAAGCACCGGCATTTCACGTACCCAAAGGCGTGATACATAAGACGGTAGGGACTCACGTGCCGTAGTGAGACAGTCCCGAACGATTTTTACAGCCATTTTTTCGTTGGTATCCATATTAAACCCCCTTAAGGTCTAGTGTTGATTGGTTAATTGCGTGCCACTAGAGGGTATCGCACCCCCTCATGGTCTAAACAGTGGCGAGAGGGCGCAACCCTTGCGGATTACGCCCGTGAAGATTTGTTTTTTGGCTAACACCACCCGCAAAGTGGCGCAGGGGCGCATATGCACCCCCTATAGACTTTTAATGTCCGCATAACCCCCAAACGTAAGACGTTTGTGATCAACCGCCCATAAAGCAGTTGACGGGCGCTACGATATGTCTACCCTCGCAACCCGTTACGCCGTGGTTTACAGTCAATGCCGCCAACCACGCTCACGCATGGCGAAACATTGACATTGCCACCTATCTATCGGCCTATCCTCATTGGCGGTAGTCTCTCACACTACGCCAAACGTCGGCGGTACCCCCTTACGAGTTCTCGCGCTCAACATTGTCAGTCGAGTTTACGTGCACTGCCTAGGCAAAACCGACACTATCGGCCACGCCCACATAGTGGACATTATGCACACACCCCGAAAAACGCCGCCACCTAACCCCCAAAAGGGGGTGAAGCTCAAACTACCGGCCTTCGGTAACACTATTCATTTTTCAAACACTCGCAACGCTCACAGACTGGACACTGCGCCTCAGCACAGTGACCAACGTTCCACTCATGGCGGATTCGTAGTACGCGCATTAACTGCGTACCACCTGACCGTCTCAGGTCAGGCTATGCGGTGCCTAGGCACCTAACCGCCACGGCTTCATCTGCCGGTCGCTACAGCCGGGTGCAAGTGGCGTGGTGTGGATACCGTGCCGACCTTGCTGGGCTGACTGCCTAACCGGTTGATGGCTCCAGTATATATACCCAGCTGGATATAATCAAACCAAGAAAATAGACCACGGCGAAACGTTGAAACAGAGCCGTTCTATCGGCGTGTCGCAACATGGGAGGGGGTAAATGAAATGAAAAAAGAGTTTAAGTAGCACAAGGAAAAATAAAGTCAAGCAAGATACCAAAATACGGACAAAAAATATTGAGCAAGATAGATATAAATAATAAGGAATACGACACAATGACGCGCATACGTACAACTGTACGAACGAACATTTGTACCATCGAACGAACGTTCTAACCGGGGCTGGGGGAGGGTCCTCCGGGGGAGTGGGTCAGGGCCGTCGGGTCAATGGTAGAAATAGTGCGCGCCGTCTGAAAAAGTCCGCGCATGAAACGTGACATGACAACGACGATGTTGGGTTCACATTGAAATCGTCTTCAGCATATCACGCGACACGCCGTATTCTATGCCGTTTCCATTGCAACGTTGATGCAACGTTAGGTATGAGTATGCTGTCGCATGTCGGAATGAATTTTGGAGGACGCATGGCGTCATTGTGGGTGTCATTCCGGCAAGCGGTTCGGTGGTGCTCCTTGTCTCTTGGTTAAGGATTCCGACCGTTGGGACGTTTGTGTTCATAAGGAGCACCACTAGGGGCAGTTGGCTGAGTCTGGTTTAAGGTAGTCGCCTCGAAAGCGACCGACTCTAACGGGTCCGGGAGTTCGAATCTCTCACTGTCCGCAGATGGCATCTTCCTAGGTAAGGTGCGATTCGGTTTCAAGTCCAATGCGAGAGGCTTGTTGGTACCGCCGTTTGATCTCGCACATGGTTCCTATCGCTCTTGTGGGAGTGTTAGTTGCGCGTGGTTTTCTGGTTCCTCTTGACCATGCGTGGTGAGATGCCGGTTCGAATCCGGCTGGGAACCCTTTGAGGGTGGATGAATCCCGGAATATAGTGTGTTGCGTTTGGATTGTCCGTGAGATTTTGTTCATCCTCGTTTCTTGTGCCGGTCCCATCCGGTGTCGCCTATATGGCTGCGCCATTTGTTTTTTGGGGCTGACTTGCAATCCTGTTGGCACAGCCTTTTGGTTGTCGGGTTCGATTCCCGAGGTTTGCTCTAGGTTTCATGGGGGTAGCTGCCTGTGAGATCGATGGTATTGCTCGAATATCCCCGCTGGAACATGTGGGGGATAAGAGGCTCCCTGCCTTAATCAGGTGGTTGATGACCGAAGGGGAGGCGCGGCCAAACGGGTGCATATATACATACACGTTCCTTGCCGTTGGTGGTAAAGCCCATTCCACCATGCCGAACGTCTTGCCGACTTGGACGCTAACTAAGTCGGTATATGGCATTGGTGCAACCGGTAGCATGGCGGTCTCCAAAACCGTCGATGTTGGTTCGAGTCCAACATGCTGTGCTCAGCCTACCCACATGTTGTGGGAGAGGTCTTCGGAGTCGTCTTGTGGCGGCTCTAGTTTCAGCTGATCCGCCTAGTCTGCGGGAACAGTCTCCTGAGTCGTTGCGGCGGCTCTTGCTTTTGGATGCTTGGCAGAGTGGCTTATTGCACCACCTCGCTAAGGTGGCGACCGGGAACGGTCCGGGGGGTTCGACTCCCTCAGCATCCGCGCGCCATGGCTGGCGGTAAAAAGCCATTTTTGCCATTGGATTTCCTTATGGCGGTTTGGGTTAGATGACAGGCAATCCCCATGTTTTGTGGTGAGTGTGGCGTGGGGGTTGTCTGTTCTTTTGCTTTGGTGGCGGAATGGTAGACGCGGCGCACTAAGAATGCGTTGTCCTGTGACATGAGGGTTCGATTCCCTCCTGAAGCACTGAGGAGTGGTGATGACCAACGATTGGAATAAGTCGCATCGTAAGGAACGGTTCAATCCTGGTTGGGAGCGGACGCGTCGTGAGGTGTTGGATTATTACGGGTGGCGTTGCCAGTATCCGGTGATTGGTGATGATGGCGTGTTGCGTCCGTGTGGCGCTCATGCGAATGAGGTCGATCATATCGTTCGTGCCGAGGATGGTCAGCCTGATGATGATTCTTGGGATAATCTTCAGGTTCTTTGTCGTGCTCATCATTCTTATAAGACTGGTTTGGAGTCGGCTGATGCGCGGCGAAGGAAGAGGGTTGAGCGTGAGGAGGCTCGTTGGTACAGGCATCCCGCGTTCGGTTAGCTGAGGGTGAGTGCAGTGTGAATGGGTGTGATGGGCCTGTTCATGCTCATGGGATGTGTAGGTCTCATTATGATCGTTGGCGGCGTAGTGGCAGTGGTGCCCGTAAGCGTCGTATGAGTCGTGCGTGTTTGGCGTGTGGCTCTTTTTTTGAGACTGAGCGTCGGGACAAGGCTTTTTGTTCGGCTCGTTGTCGTAAGCGTTTCCAGCGTTTGAAGGCTGAGGGTGCGGCTCCTAATCGTACTCCGCAGCCGTTGAAGTCGGTGTTGTGGGAGCCTCGGTCGAATGCCCGTGTGGGGCGGCGGGGGAGTGTTCCTACTGGTTTTTGGACTGCCGAGGACGAGTGGAACGCGTGTTCTCATACGTGTCCGGTTTGTGAGTTGCCGCTTGACCGGTCGGTTGATGTTTTGAGTGATGATTTTCCGGTTGGCGCTTGGCGTGTGCCGTTGGAGCAGGGTGGTGAAAACTCGTTGGCTAATCGGATTGTCGTTCATCGCAGGTGCGCGTAGTGCCGTAACGGGCTTCGCGCTTGTCGTCCCGTAATGGGGCTTTGCGGGGAGTGATGTTATGGGCAGGAAGACGAGTGATTCCGGTAATCAGGTTTTGGAGATCCCTGATGGGAAGTTGGGGCCTGATCTGCCTCCGGCTAACCAGATTTTCCCCAAGGGTGGGGAGTGGTTGCCGTTGGTCGCTCATTGGTATGAGGAGTATCGGCGTAGTCCGAATGCTTCGATGTTGCGTTCGGCTCCTTCCTGGATGGCTGTCCAGTTGGGTTTCGCGACGATCAATGAGATGCTTTCGACTCGTCGTTATGCGACGTTGATGCCTGTCGTGCGTCAGTTGTTTGACGAGTTGGGTTGGACTCCGGCTTCGATGCGTGCGTTGAAGTTCGATGTGCCGGAGGCTGACGACCATGCCGCTTCGGATGGTTCGAATCATGCTGTGATTCAGGATATCGATGCTTGGCGTCGCAAGATCGAGGCGGCTGGCTGACATGCATTTGATGATTCCTAACCTGACTTATGAGGATAGGCGTAGGAGTCTTGGACGTTTGGCGTTGTGGTGGGTTGAGACGTTCAGTCTCATCGGTCGCGGTGGTGCGACCGGTAAGCCTGTTACTCATAGTCCTGAGTATATCCAGTTCTATTTGAACGCCTATGCGTTGAAGCCGGATGGTCGGCGCAGGTTCAATCGTGTGAGCTTGTGGCGTCCGAAGGGTTGCAACAAGAGTGGCTTGGGTAATGATCTGGCCTTGTTCGAGGCTTTTGGCCCGTGTCGTTTCGACCATTGGGCTAAGCCGGGTGAGACGTATACGTTTCTTGGTCAGACTTACTATTATCTGCCGGGCGAGCCTGTTGGCCGTCCGGTTCAGCGTCCTGAGATTCTGTGTTTGGCTACGTCCGAGGACCAGTCGGGCAATATCTTCGATTCGATTTACTATAACTGCACTTCCGGCCCGTTGGCCCAGTTGCAGGGTTTCGGCATGGAGGTCACGAAGACCCGTATCGGCTTGCCGGAGGGTGGGGAGATTATTCCCACGACTTCCGGTGATGCGTCGAAGGATGGTGGTCTTGAGACTTTCGCGTTGATGGATGAGGTGCATCTGTATACGCTGCCGAAGCATCATTCGATGTATAAGACGGTTCAGCGTAATCTTCCGAAGCGTTCGTTGGATGCCGACCCTTGGGTGTTGGAGATGACGACGTACTTCCGTCCGGGGCAGAACAGTGTGGCGGAGAACACGTTGAAGATCGCGGAGGATATTCAGGCTGGCCGTTCCAAGCATTATAAGGGCTTATATTTCGACTATCGGTATTCGACGCTTCCTATCGAGGATTTTCCTGATGAGAAGAAGCTTGAGCACGCGTTGTACGAGTCGTATGGTTCCGCTGCCCATTCGGATGATGGCAAGGATTACATCATTCTTCCCGATGGGCGTATCGAGGCCGTTGATGCCGATGGTTATTCGGTTGAGGGGTTCTCGCTTCGTGATGATGGCGTCGAGCCGGGACCGTCGAAGGATGGTTGGGTTGACATTCATGGTCTGATGGGGCAGATTTACCAGCCTGATTCGGACCCGAATGATTCGATTCGTTATTATTTGAACTCTCGTGCGTCGAGTGAGGATTCGTGGCTTACGGAGCCTGCGATCCAATCGCATTTGGCTTACAGGGATTTGTATGGCCGTGCTGTCGGCTCGTCGTCTCGTTTGGATGGGGTCTGGAAGGATTTCATTGACGAGGATGAGGAGATCACGCTTGGGTTCGATGGTTCGATTCGTAATGATTCGACCGCGTTGGTTGGTTGTCGCGTGTCCGATGGTTTGCTGTTTCTTATCAAGTTGCAGCAGCGGCCTGATAATGCGGACCCTGATTGGCGTGTTGACCGTGATGGTTTCGATGCCGCCGTGCGTCGTATGTTCGAGAACTACAATGTCATCGGCTGTTTCGCCGATGCGCATTTCTTCGAGTCGATGATTGGCGGCTGGGAGGCTGAGTATGGGCGTGGCATGAAGGTGTTCGCCCGTGGGCAGTCTTCGATGATGAAGTTTTGGACGAATAACTGGTCGCAGGATATGTATCGTGCGTTGCAGTGCGCGCATTCGTCGTTTGAGTATGCTCCCGAGCCTGTTGAGGAGGGGGAGCCTGACCCGAATAATATTCTTTTGTGCGCCGACCCACGTCTTGTGTCGCATTTCCGTAATGCGAAGCGGCGTGAGAAGAGTTGGGGTTATCAGATTCATAAGGAGACGCCTAAGAGTCCGCACAAGATCGATGCGTGCATGGCTGGCGTTTTGGCTTATGCGGCGCGTGAGAAGTATTTGGGCCAGTTCGATGATGAGACTCCGCAGCGGGTGATGCCGCAGCGGGTCTGGTGATTTTGGGGTGTTCGTATGGCTTCCACATCTTCTAATATGCAGAGTCTTGTTACTGGCGATGACGAGCCTGATGGTGATGGTCTGGCGTTGACGCGTCTTGCGACGCGTTTGCAGAATCGTATTCCTGACCTGTGTGTGTTGAAGACGTTTTATGACGGTCGTGAGACGGTTCCGTTGCAGTCCGTGCCGAAGGCGGCGACCACTACGGCCAGTGCCGTGTATAGGCGTTTTGTGGATATCTGCCCGTTGAATCTGGCCCATACGATTGCGGATGCGGTAATCACGTCGCAGCATCCTACCGGTTTTCGTCTTGTCGCCGATAAGACGATGCGGAGCACGGATGCGGATGACATGTGGGATAAGTGCGGCATGGATGTCCGTTCGTTGAACATGTTCATGGATGCGGCGATTTACGGTGCCGCGTATGCGATGGTTCTCGGCAAGGAGAATCCTTCGTATATCCAACGGTTGAGTCCGTGGAGCACGGTTGTGTCCGACGACAAGGATTCGGCTGTGGTGTATGGGTGGTCCGAGGAAGAGCAGATCGAACGGTTGACTTTGTATCGCATCGTCCGTAATGATGACGGTGAGATTCAGAGCGTCTATTCGCGTACCGCGAAGCATGAGGTCAAGTCGCGCACGTTGCCTTCCGATTCGGTCGATGACGAGGATACCGTGTATGACCTTGCCAACGACGATTCGAAGAAGCGTCCAGAGTTCGAGGCTCAGTTCGAGTGGGAGGGCCAGTCTTCCGGCGATGATTGGAAGTTCGCCCTTGATTGCGGGTGTCTTCCTATCGTGCAGTTGACCACTCCTAACGGCAAGGGGCAGTTCGAGGCTTCCTTGAAGACGTTGAGGGCCATCGACCAGCAGCGTTTTCAACGGTTCTGCATTCAGGAGATGCAGGCGTTCAAGCAGCGTTGGGTGTCGGGTGACATGCCTGAGTATTACCAGAAGGGCGACCCTGCGGTCAAGGCCGGTAAGGCCCAGGCCGGTGACAAGATCGACTATTCGGAACTGTTCGAGATGGGTCCCGCCGCGTTGTGGCTGCTTCCAGCCGATGCGAAGATCGGCGAATCGTCCATTACGGATATCACGCCGATTGTGAATGCGGCCGCTTCCGATGTGAAGCTTCTGGCAGGTGCCACTGGCACTCCGTTGTCGATTCTTTCGCCTGATGTGGCTGGTTCCGCCGAGGGTGCGAAGCTGACGACCCGTATGCTGCGGTTGAAGGTCCGTGACATGAACATGAGGGCCAATGACGCTTTCGTGCTCCTGTTGAAGATGGCGTTGACCGCTTCCGGCAGCAATGCTTCGGAGGAGCGCTTCGAGACGACTTGGGAGCCGTTGGAGCTTCCGTCCGAGTTGGAGCAGTGTCAGGCTGCGGCTCAGGTGAAGGGTGTTCTTCCGTTGAAGACCATCGCCCGTCGTTATCTGCATATGACCGAGACGGAGATCGCGGAGATGATTCAGGATGCCCAGGATACGAGTTTCCTGAATGCCATGGCGCGGCAGAACGCGGCTTTGGATTCGTCGGCGAAGCAGACTGATACGACGATGAATGATTCGTATCTGGGTGACGGGTCCGGTTTGGATTCGTTCTCCACCGGCTCTGGATCGGATTCGATGTCGTCCGATGGGCTGTCGTCGGATGATTCGTCCGACGTTATGGGGGTCTGATGGCCGATAGCGCGTTGGCTGCTGTTCAGGCGTTGGATGACCAGCGGTTGAAGCTGGTTGACGAGTTCGTCCGCAGGGCTTGGAACATGTGGCGTAGCCTGACTCCTTCAGACTGGTGGAATGATGCGGTGGCCGAGGGGGCGGCGGCTTATGTGACGCAGCAGCATATCGCGTTCGTGAAGGCTATGCGCCAGCAAGGCATCTCATATGCGGATACGATGCTGCGTCTGGCCGGTGTGAACGGTTTGGGGGATATCCCGCAATATGAGGTCGTTCGCGCCAACACGGACCCGTGGCAGGTCGCCATGAGGGTCGCGGACGAGTACCGCACTCAGGCCGTGAAGAATCCTGGGATTCGACCTGCTACGTGGGATGAGATTCTGAAGGATGCCGACCAGTCCGCCGCCAACCATGTGAAGGCTTGGCTGATGTCCGCGAAGGTCCAATTAGACACGAACGCGGTGACCGATGGGTATGTTGCCCAGAATCGTGCCATCCAGTCGCGTTACCGGAGTTCCGGTGTCGGACGGTATCGGCGTGTGATTCATCCCGAACTGTCGAAGACCGGTTCGTGTGGTTTGTGTGTCGTGGCTGCGACCAACACGTTCACTAGGGCTGATTTGATGCCCATGCACAACAGGTGCAAGTGCACAATTTCTCCGATTACCGCATCGAATGATCCCGGGTTGAAATTGAACTCGGATGATTTGATGACGATATACAAGGCCGCTGGCAAAACGTCGGGCCATGATTATTCCACGAGCGCGACGGATTTGACGAAGCTTCGCGTGAAGGTCGTCAACAACAGCGAGCTTGGGCCTGTGCTGCTTCGCAAGGATGCTCCGGTGAATGGGAACGCGCCGGAATGGCATCTGCCTGACATGAGGATGACCCGCGCCCAGATGGAGCGCATGTGTGCCCGTGCGACCGAGTTCAACGCCCGATACGAGGAATTGCTGAATGGCGACAAGGATTCGGTTCGATTCCGGTTCGATGGGCGTTCGTATGAGTTCAAAAAGACAGTCCATACTAAACAGGCTTGGCAGTATGTGCGGAGACTGTTGGCTTATTCTCGCGGTTTTTTGGGACTGGCCGCTTAAATATTAAGGAGATTTGGTCTTATGGCCTCTCAGGATAATGAAGTCGAATCCGAAAAGGACAAGACTGTTGGGCAGGCCGGAACGGTCGAGGATGCCGTGAAGGATGCTCAGACCACTCCGGTTGACGAACCCTCCGTCGAGCATGACGCTCCGGCTGATGATAAGGGTTCCGATGATTCTTCCAAGCCGTCCGATAATGACGAGCTTGCCAAATGGAAGGCTATGAGCCGTAAGAACGAAGACCGTGCTTCGGCCAATTACAAGGCTTTCCAGTCCGCTGATGCGGAGCTTAAGGCCGCGAAGACGCAGATTGCGCGTCTTGAGGCCAAGGCCAAGTATCCGCAGATCACGGACGCTGTTCTTTCCGACCTCTGCCCCGCAACGGAGCCGGAGGCCATCGCGTCGTGGGCTGAGAAGTATGCGGCGTACAACCCGATTGACACTTCCAAGGTGGAGAGGAAACCGCAGCAGACTGAGGATGCTTTGGCCCGCAAGGTAGCCATGCAGGCCGAGTTCCCGTCCGGCACCTCGCATCCGAAACGTCAGCCGGGCGACGCTTACAAGCGTGTGATGGAACGTCAGAAGGCACGTAAGCGCAGCAAGTAGTTTCCTACTGATTCTTTGAAAGGATTGAGCGTATGACTCAAGAGATGGCTCATTTCTCCGGTATCGTCACCGTTGAGGAGGACAATTCCTGGCGTTATGGCGAGAAGAACACCAATGATTCGGTGTCTGTCACCATCGTGCCTGAATTGTTCAAAACCGCAGACAACAAGTATCTGACCGGTGTGGGTCCGAAGGCCACGACCGTTTACATTCGTTCCGGCATTCCGCTGGCGAAGATCACTTCCGGCGCGAACGTCGGCTCGTATGGTCCGTATGACAAGCAGGCCACCGATGGACGTCAGACCAAGATCGCCGGTCTGCTTGAATCCATGGTGTCCGTGAACATCAACCTGTCCGGCTGGGATGTGGACGACCCGCTCGTAGGCATGACCTATCGTGGCGACATCGTGGCCTCGAAGCTTCCGGTGAAGCCGGAGTCCGGTGCCGTATGGGGCGGCGAGTTCTACGACGTTGAGGATGACGTTGTGACGCCGTTGTCCGTTTCGACCGGCGCGACCATCACCGCGATCAAGCTGACCAAGGATGGTACCAATGCCATCACCGGTGGCACAGCCACCCTCTCCAACGGTAAGACCGTGAACATCACAGTTTCCTGATTGACGGTCTTTTACTTCTAAACATTTTGTGAAACCCACCCATCGCGGTGGGTTTTGCGTATCTAAGGAGTTTTTCTTGGCTATTGACAAGACTATCATCCCGCCGTCCGAGGCGACCGAGGTCGCCCAGGCGGGACATGACTATGTGAACAGCATCCTTCCGTTGTCGAACATCTTCCCGGTCACCTCCAACGGTGGCGACTGGACCGCTTCGTGGACTCCGGTCATTCCGAAGTCGAAGACCCGTGCGATGAAGCATCGTGCGTTGGATGCCGAGATCGGGCATACCAAGTCCGAGACCTCGACCGCTGAGATTCATGCCGGCCTGTTGCCGTTGTCCGGTATGGACCATATCTCCGAGCGTGATATCGCCAAGCATCAGGACGATACCGCCTATATCCACGATCAGGCCGAGACGAAGTTCGAGGCTCTGGGCCAGCAGGCCGGTGTGACCGAGGAATTGGAGCGTTTGCAGTGCTTGGTGACCGGCAAGGTGGTCATCAAGGAGAACGGCGTCGATGTGACGTATTCGTTCAAGCGTCCGAGCAGCCAGCAGGATGTGAAGCCTACCACCACTTGGGATAACGACAAGTCGAACCCGTGCGACGACATCGAAGCTTGGGTGAAGATCATGCGCAAGGCTTACGGTCGTAAGCCGCACGCCGTCGCCACCACCGGTGTGGTCATCGATGCCATGCGTACCAACGAGTTCTTCCGTACGCAGGTGTCCGGCATGGATTTGGAGCATTCGAAGACCAAGCTGTCCCGTCAGGAGGTGTTGGACGTGCTTCGTATGCAGTCCGGCATCACCGACGTGCTTCTGGTCGATGAGGCTTACGAGGATTTGAAGCTCGACAATACCTTCGACATGGATGCCGATGTTTCCGCCGCGTTCCCGGACAAGACCTTCATCCTGCTTCCGTCGTTCAACGATTCGTCTCTTGGCGCTACCCTGTCCGGTCCTACCGCAGAGGCCCAGAACTCCGAGTACGAGATCAACAAGAGCGTGAACGATGGTCTTATCGGCGCTATGTTGTCGCATCAGGCTCCGTTGAACTACGACATTTGGGTCAACGGCAATTATCTGCCGATTCTGAAGGAGGCCGTCTCGACCTTCAAGGCGGACGTGTTGGGCAAGTAGCCCTCTTGAAGCTTAGGGGGTTTCGCTGATGTCGAATGGTGTTACCGATGCCGTCGATTGGGTGGAATGCTTGGAGCTTCATTGCCTTCCCGACGCCGACGTGTTGAAACGGTATCCGAACGCTTGGCTCACGTACATGTGCCATCGTGCGGAGACCGTGGCGTCCACTTCGAGCACGAACTGCTTGCCACGGTTGAAGTCCGGCGACCTTGACCTTGAGGATTACGAGTTCGTCATCTGTTCCATGGTGTGGCGCGTCATCCGCTATTCGGATATCAAGACCGAATCGAACGGCACGTACCAGTTCACGCGTTTCGACCCGCAGGACAATCCGCCAGGCAAGGATGCGTCGCCGAATCTGTATCTGTCGAAAAGGGAGAAGCAGATTCTTGACGGCTATGCGAATGGGCGCGGGCCTATCGGAACCGTTGGCGTCGGTGTGAACCGTATCTATGGAATGTGATGCCTATGTCTCGTGAAACATGGGATTTGGGGCATCCTTACGATAAGTCCGGCTCCGATGCCGTTGTGGAGCATCCTTACAAGGATGTCACGGTTCCTTGGGTGAAGCCTGATTCGATTCTGTATCGGGACAAGGTGATCGTCGTGTTGTACACGGTCCGTCGTGGTCCTCATGGCACGACGTATGTGCCCGGCAAGGCTTACTGGTGCTGGTGTTCCATCGAGGGCCGCGAGCAGCAGGCTGGCATGTTTTCCATTTCCGGTGCCGAGGATAAGTCGCCGCAGACTTGGGGTGGTTTGCGTGAGGTCACGCCGTCTCAGGTCGCTGCCGTGGAATGGCATGGCGATATCCATACGGAGGTTTGGTATCAGGGCGACTGCTACGACGTTGACGGCGCTCCGACGTTCCGTCAGCATGGCGAGGTTCCACACTATGAGATGCATATTCGGCGTAACGCCGACTATTCGCAGATTCCTGTGGGGTTGCGTCCGAAGCCTCCTGAACCGGACCCTGACGACCATGTGTGGGGTGAGGCCGATGGCAAGAGTTTTCATTGACCGTGATCTGAGCACGAAGGTGGCCGAATGGTTCGGCCCGCAGGCCACGTCGGAGAAGGCCAACGAGGTGCTTGCGGATGCGAGGATGCTTGCGACCGTGCGTGCCGAGGGCCGCGATCCGGGTATTCCGGTCGCGAAGGACCTGAGTCTTGAGAAGCGTTACCACGGCATCGACACCGACGTGTGCCTTGACGTGGAGGGGCGCGACGGGTCGAACGTGGCCGTCGAACACGAGTGGGGCGCATGGAACGTGCAGCGCCGCCATTGGGTCGAGGGCCATCATGTGATGCGTGACGCTGCCCGTATGAACGGTGGTGTCTGATGCCGCTGATTCAGCCTGATTACGAGCGTTACCCGCAGGAGCGTCCGATGGTTGACTTCGATTCGCTCGTGTACACGCTCCTGACAGCCGGTTTCACGGACAATGCGGATTGGCCTGACGTGCATGTGCTCAACGAGGTCGATGTGGATGTCGATGCGTGGGCCTCGTTCTCGAACATCGTGTTGTTCCATTCGAACGCTCCGACCATGGCTACCGGCAATCATTCGACCGGCGTGTGGGATTGCGATATCGACATCATCGTCGCCACGAACGACGCCGACCGCTCTTTCGGCTTGGCGCAGGAAGTGTACCAGCAGATCATGCAGTGGCCGCGTTACGGACGTACCGATTATGGCCGTGTGATTCGGATTGTCGGCAATCCCGGTTTTGGCAAGAGCGCCGGTGGCAAGCAGGCCACGGGCAAGAAGGTGAAGCAGTATTCCGCTTCCTCGTTCACCGTTCGCGCGGAGGATTCGCTTCGCGTTGGATGATTTTCCGTTTTTTCGTTTTCAAGCCTCGCCTCGTGCGGGGCTTTTTTTGTAAGGAGATATGAGATGGCGTTTAATGACGACGCTACTTTGATTGCCACTTACGGCACTTTGTTCTACGCTCCGGTCGGAACCGCTCTTCCGGCTTCCGGCGCTAAGGCGTTCCAGTTGAACTCGGACACCATTCCAGCGGGCAGTGGTGGTGGCACTTGGAAGAATCTGGGGCATACTTCCGCCGACAACAAGATTTCGTTCTCGTTCGATGGCGGCGACGCGACCACGCATAGTTCTTGGGCACGTAAGAACCTGCGCACCACTTACGCCGATTCGACCTGCACCATCACCGCGAAATCGTTGCAGTTGGATGGCGACACTCTGAAGCTGATCTACAACGGCAATGACGAGGATGGCGGCGTTGGCGTGGATATCACCAAGAAGCCGCAGACGTTCAGCCTGTTCCTGCTGGCTCAGGAGTCCGCCGATAATGATTCGGACATCCGTTTCGGCGCTTTGTTCCGCAAGGTTTCCGTAACCTTCGATGGCGGTCCTGATTTCTCTGGCGATGATTTCGTTGAGCAGGGCATGACCGGCGAGGTGGAGACCGTCACCGGCAAGAAGCCGATTGTGTTCTTCGAGGCTTCGAAGATGAAGCGGTCCTGATCGAGGCTGTTTCCTCTTCGCTCTGACGCCGGACCCCTGTTTCTCCTATCCAGGGGTTCCGGTCCTTTCCCGTTCTTCGTTGACGGAAGATAGGAGATTTTCAATGCTTTCAGATAGGAGAAAACATGGTTGACAAGACCGTTGAAGAGAATACCGCCACCGAGTCCGATGATTTCCGTATCCCGGAGACTTGGACGGAACTGTGCGAGAACGAGCCGCTGTTCTCGCTTCTGCCGCCTCTGGCCCCTGCTGAACGCCTCTCGTTCAAGCAGGCCGCACAACTGCGCAAACTGGACAGCATGGCCGGTTTCACGCTCAACGCCGACATCAACGGCCCCGAAGCCAAGTCCCTGGACGACATCGAGGCGAAGATCGACGAGCGTATGGAGTTCGTCGGCACGGCTTTGGATTGGGTCAAGTCGCTGACCGACGAGCCGGACAAGGTTGACGAGTGGACGACCGGCATCGGATTGGATGAACTGTTCTGGCTCATCGAGGCGATTCTCATGTTCTACACGGACCAACTGGGAAAATCGCTCGCTTCGAAGCGCAAGTCCGCGTCCACCCGGTCGAACTGACCTCCGACTTCCAACGTTTCTATGGTCTGGACATAACCGGCGCGAGGCTGAATCCCACCCGCGCCGAACGCCTCACGGCGGGGCTGATGGCAATGCCTGACAGCCTGTACAGGGCGCGGATATTGGAGGATGAGCCTCCAACCACGTCCGATGAATCCAAGACAGACAAGCCGACCGTACTGCCATGGCTTGGATGGGATTCGAAGACGATGGTCGCCGTTGAGGTTCGCAACATGATGAACGCGGTGATTACCGCGAAATACGGGGGCAAGAATGCCAAACCGCATCCACTGCTCCCTCCCGGCGCTGACAAGGAGCCGCCTCGCCGGGAGAACGAAGGTACAGCGGAGAACTTCGAACGCATGTTCACGAAGTTCCACATGACCTGATTCTGAACAAACCCCCACATTCCCGTGGGGGTTTTCTATTTCCGTCTTTCTTTCTGGGGGTTGCCTATGGCTGGCGAGCATCGCGCCGGTACGGTCGTCGTTCGTGTCACTGCGGATACGAAGGGTTTCCGCCGTCAGGTCGAGGAGGCCGCACGCGGCATAGGCGACCTCGACGTGAACGCGGTATTCGAACCTGACACCGCCCAGCTTGAACGCGCCTACCGCGAATGGAACGGCAAGAACGCCTCCATACAGTTCAATTTCAAACCCAATACGAAGAACATCGACCCGTGGATGAAACGGTTCGAACAGCAGGAGGAGCGCCTTCGTCGCGGCCTCACGCTCAAACCGGACTTCGATTCGTCCAAATTGAGCCGTGGCCTGTCCGAGTTCAATTCCCGCACCAACACGGCCCTCCGTGGCAACGGGCTACTGAACTCGAAACTGATCGAAAAGAACCTCGACCAGACAGTCAAGGCGTTCGATGCCAAAGGCCGCGAGATTGCCGACACATCCTTCTTCAAGAAGTCGGCCCTCCAAAAACCCGAACAGCTTTCGTTCGCGACAAGCCTCGACAAGACCGTCGATAAGTACCGCGAGAAGAAGATGGACCTGTACCAGCAGGTCCGTGGACTCATCAAAGGCAACGAACACCTCTCCAACGAGCAGATACGCCAATTCGAGAAACTGTCCAACCGAATCGTCAAAACCCGCAACGACATTCGCGGATTGAAAGGCGACCTCGCCAAGGCCACCCGCGAAGTCAAACACCTCGACGCGCAACGCCTTGAGATGAAGACGCAGAAGCTCCCGACATCCGACCTATGGAAACAGGAACGCGAAGCCGCGAAGCAGGCCACAGCAGCCAACAAGGCGCTCGCCGTTCAGGAGAAGGAGCTTGGCAGTCTCCGTAAGGCGCAGTCGTCGCTTGTGGACATCGCGTCCGATGGTGATGCGAAGCGTGTATCGAAGATGACCCGTCAGGTGCGTGCCCTTGAGGAGAGCATCGTCACCGCTGGCAATTCGCTGTCGAACTTCTCCAAGGCCCGTGACACGGCTTTGGGACTGCATCAGAAGCAGGAGACGTATGCCGACTGGTTCAAGGGCCAGCAGGTCGCGTCGTCGCGTTTCGCGAAGGAGATCGAGGCGCAGCGGGCCGAGATGGACCGCGAGTCGAAGAAGGCTAGGGGCGAGTGGTCACGTCCGGTTGACTCCACAGCCATCGCCCGCGAGCAGTTCGCGGAGTCGCGGCGTGAGGCCGAGAACCTTATCGACACGTATCGTGGCGTGCGCAAGGAGCTTGAGTCCGACGTGTCCGCCATGAAGCGGAACAACCGGAACTGGTTCGACCTTGACGAGTACAAGCGTACCGTCAAGATGCTTGGCGAGATCGACGACCGTATCGAGAAGCTGAAGAAGAGTCCGGTCACGAAGGCGACCCGTCTTGAGGGTTCCGATTTCCAGAAGCGTCTTGCCGACCTGTATTCGAGGAACGGCGTCCGTAACCGTCAGGATATCCGCCTGCGGTTCGTCGCTGAGAATCTACGTGAGGTCAAGTCGAAGATCGAGGCGTTCAAACGTCGCGGCGTCGATGTTCCGGTCACGTTGAAGGCCGAACTGCGGGAGATGTACCGTCAGCTGGCCTATTACCAGCGTCTTCTGAAGGATAATCCGAAGGCGCGGGTGAAGGTCGATGTCGAAGGTGATTTCGCCCGTCTGAACCGTGATATCGAACGGTTCGAGTCGCAGCGTGTGAAGGTCGAGTTCTATGAGGATGGTGCTGACGAGATACGTCGCACCATGCGGAAGCTTGAGCATAAGAGGCTTGATGTTCCGGTCACGTTGAAGGCCGAGTATTCGAACGTCGAAGCTGAGATGCGCCGGTATGCGGAGAAGCTGAAGTCCAATCCCGATGCGGAGATTCCGGCGAAGCTCCATATCGACAAGAAGCACGCCGAGGAGGAGCTGAAGAGGTTCCAAGAAAAGAACGACACCCTTGATATGGATGTCGATCTTGAGACCGCTTTGGCACGCGCCCATCTCGCGTATTTCACGAGACCGCGCACGATTGACATTTTCGCGGAGTTCAAGGGCACCGATCTCGGCAAGATCATGAGCGGCATGACCGCTGGCGCTACTGGTGTCCGTGGCGTGCAGAACGAGTGGCAGAAGCTCGTCAACGTGTTCGACAGGTTCGATGAGGTCGTGCCGAAGTGGAGTCTGCTGGGCGCGGCGTTCGCGTCCGTTGGCGCTGGCGCGTTGAACTTGTCCCGCACGGCTGGCAGTGCCGGCGCTTCTCTGGTGATGATGAGCAAGGCGGCTCTGGCCGCTCCGGGCGCTTTGCTCGGGTTGGCAGCGGGCTACGAGGTCGCGTATGCGGCTGCGAACAAGCTTGGCGCATATGTGGATGTGTCCACCACGAAGCTTGGCGGATTGCATGACAAGCTTGCTGACACGTTCTGGAAGCAGGCCGCGACTCCCGTCACCGATATGATGAATACGCTCGGGGACAGCAAGTACGTCGAGAACATGAACGGCGTGGCTGACGCGGAAGGGCGTATCGTCGCCAATGCGGCGCGTATCGTCGCGCAGGAACCGTATGTGGATCGCATCAATTCGATTCTTGGCAATACGGTCAAGGGAGTGGACGCGCTTGACCCGGGCGTTCAGGCTGTCACCGCGTCCGTTGTGAGGCTTGGCGATAGGACCAGCTCGTATCTGCCGCGCATGGCTAACTATGTGAGCCGTAACGCGACGCTGATGGCGCAGTGGGTCGATGAGGCGGAGCGTACCGGCAAGGTCACTCAGGCTATGGAGAAGGCCATCGAGCAGGGTGGCTATCTCATGTCGAGCGTCAAGTCGGCTGGTGGCATCATCAAGGGCACGTTCGGCACGTTGGCCGAGGGTGAGAATGGCATCGAGAAGTTCTCCGACGCTTTGAGCCGTGCTGACAGGGCCGTGAACGACGTGAAGTTCCAAACCACGTTGGCCGCGTGGGCTGACGGGGCGAAGCAGGCTTCGGGCAAGTTCCATGATTCGTTCAGCGAGGTTGGCGACGCGGCTTATGAGCTGCGGGACACGACGAAGCAGGTGTTCGTTGACTCCGGTTCCATGGTGTCCACCGGCATCGGCTCGATGAGCAGTATGCTTGGCAAGTCGAAGACCGGTATCGCGGATTTCAGCAACGGCGTGTCCGAGGGATTCCAGAAGGTGTTCCGCGCCGTTGATTCCGCCGCTCCGATGTTCGACAGTCTGCTGTCGATGGGCGGCGAATTGTCCGACACGTTCGGCGGGACGTTGGGGAACACGTTGAAGTCGGCGGCTCCGACGATCAAGGTGTTGGCCGATGGCGCTTCCACCATGGCTCAGGCTTTCGGCAAGCTGCCTGCGCCCGTTCAGGCGATGGTCGGCATGTACGCGACGTTCGGAAAGGCCGGCATCAGCGCTTACAATTCGTTGAAGCGTGGCATGTTGCAGAACATCGAATCCACGTTGCAGTATCGGAAGACTTTGAGCCAGTTGGGCATCACCTCGCAGGAGACTGCGATCAGTATGAGCGAGCTGGTTCGGGCTATGGCTCGTTTGAAGTCCGGTCAGACGGCTGGCGTGCTGACCGGCGAGGTTTCGAATATCCGCCAGATGGGAGCCGCAGCCGACGAGACCACTGCGAAGCTGAATCGTATGAATCGTGCGCAGGCGGGCGGTTCCGCCGTCGCAGGCGTCGCCGCTGGCGCTGGTTCCGCCGGCTTGGTTCGTAGTGTCGGCGAGGCGGCTGAGGGAGCCACCCGCAAGACTGGTTTGCTGAAGACCGCTCTGAGTGGCGTGGTCGATTTCCTTGGCGGGCCTGTCGGCATCGCCATCGGCGGCGCGACCACGGCGTTGAGCCTGGCGGGCAGTGCGATCAGCTCGTACAATGATGCCACCGCGCACACGCAGACAGTGAACCGGACCGTCGCCGACTCGTTCAAGAACGTTCAAAGCGGCGCGGCGAACGCTTCCACGGCTGTTTCCAAAGCCAAGAAAACCGTTTCGAAGAATTGGGCCGACAAGGATTACGGTTGGAAGCTTCCGAACGGCAATGCCATCGAGAAGGGTCTTAGCGGTATCACGAAGTGGGTCAGCCCGTTCAAGGATTCGTCCAAGGCGGCTGACGCTCTTGGCATCAGCGTCAAACAATTGAATTCCGCCGCGACCGGAACGAACGACGCCTATGACAAGATGCATAAGAAGCTTGAGGCCATCAAGAACGACCAGCAGTGGGTCATGGGCGCGAACGGCCAGATGGTGAACGCCAACGAACAGCAGACCGAAGCCGCCGAACGTCTGCTCGGCGTGCTCGAAGACTCCCACACCGAATGGGTAAAAGGCATGAAGGTGGCATCCGATTGGATTGGCAGCGCCGATAGCGTCGCCAACGTTTCGGCATTGGCCGCCGACAAGCTCAACCTGCTGTCCGAATCCCTCGCAGCCAACAACTACGAACTGGAAGGCAACAGCAAAAACGCCCAAGCCAACCGCAAGATGATGACCGATTACGCAGACAGCGCCTTACTGGCCGCGAAGAACATCATCTACGCGGGCAACGGCAGCGCCGAAGCGAACCAGAAAGCCAAGAACGCCATCTATTCCGCCCGTCAGGAAATCATTCAGATGGCCGAACAATGCGGCATGTCAGCCGACGCCGCCGCCGCGCTCGCCGACCAGATGGGTCTTATTCCCGATAACGTGTCCACGAAGTTCGATCTGACGAACATGGATTCGGTGAAGGCTCAGGTTCAGGATTATATCGACCAGCTTGAGTTGACCAAAGGTCAGAAGGAAATCATTCTTGATCTCGTCCAAAAGGGTGATATAACGAGTTTCGACCAGTTGGCCGGTGCCGTGAAGGCGCTCATGGGTGGTGCGAGCGAGAAGGATTTGATGATTCTTCTTGACGCCCAGGATAACGCTTCGGATAAGATCAAGAACGCTACGGCTTTGGCTAAGGGGTTCGGTCTGACGAAGGCTGAGATCAATATTCTCGCCAAGGATGAGGCTGGCCCGAAGTTGGATGCCGTCAAGCAGAAGCTTCGTGCCAGTGGGTTGACCGACGCTCAGATTCAGATTCTCATCGACGCTTTGGATAAGGCGAGCGGCAAGATGCAGGATATTGAGAAGCGGAAGGTTCCTGCCGCGAAGGGCGTCAGTTTCGATATTGATGCGAACGATGATGACGCCAATGTGAAATTGGCGAAATATCAGGGGCTTAACGGTTCCACGCTTGCGACCGCGCACACGTTTGTGATTGGCGATGATTCGAGCGCTCAGAACGCTTTTAACAATACGAGAGCGTATGACGGTGTGACGTTGGCTCAGCCTTGGGGTCGCGTGCTGGGTGACAACAGTGTGGCGCGTGCCGTGTTCGCCGTCATTCAGGCGTTCAACGGTGTGACCATAGCAAGCCCGTGGGGTCGTGTGCTGGGCGATAACAGCGGCGCGCGTACGGCGTTCATGGAGACGAAAGCATATGATGGTACGACGATTTCCCGCCCGTGGGGTCGTGTGCTGGGCGATGCTTCCGATGCCCAAAGTGTGTTCCGTAGCATCAGCGCGCTGGATGGCACCGTTCTTGCCACTCGTTACGTGGATGTCGTCACTCGTAAGAGCGGTGATGGTTCCGCGCGTGCGGCTACCGGTGGCCGTATCAGCGGGCCGGGTACTGGCACGTCTGATTCGATTCCCATGTGGCTGTCGAATGGCGAGCATGTTATCAGAGCTGCGTCCGCGAGCAAGCTTGACCGTACTGTCGGCCCGAATTTCCTGAACGTGTTGAACGCTACCGGTGATCTGGATAGGGCGGTGTCGCAGGCTCGCACGTCATATGCGCGTAGTGCGCGTGACATGAGCCGTAACGCCTACGCTTCTAGTGGCAGGGTCCAGAGAATGTTGGATTCGGCCACGTCCATCACGGTCAACATTCCTTCACGGGATGATCGTGAACTGGTGTCCGCCGTGAACGATCTGCGTCGTGAGGTTGCGGGCTTCCGTGATGGTATCGGCGGTGAGATCAGTCGTAACAGCAGTCCTTGGCCTAGCAAGCGTGATTTCGTCCGTGATGTATTGGAGGCAAGTCGTCGTGGCAGGTGAGCTTGCGTATGTGAGTGGTCTGACCGGTAAACGGTTCGACGTGTCGGATTATGAGACCGTTGATTTCGAGGGCGCGTTGGAGTTGCGTGGCCGTGAATGGGATTACACGGTGCGTAACGGTGGGTTGACTGGCGTTTCGAGGAAACGTCGGGAGGTTTCCGTTGACGTGCATTATGGTGATGCGTCTGCGTTCGACTCGTTCATGCGGGCTGTTGACGCTGATCTGGCCGTAGGCAAGCCGGGACGGTTGGAGGCGGTGAATAGTGCGGGGGAGGTTTGGACTCAATCGTGTTATGCGGTGAAGTCCGAGGCTTCCTCGCATCCTGGTTCCTCCGACCCGGTGTGCGCGCTTTCGTTCGTCTTGTTGGATGGCGTGTGGCGGCATCATGCCGCCACCGTGTCGTATCAGCCTGTTTCCGGGTCTGCGTTGTCTGGCTTGGATTTGCCGACTGACATGGGCTATGATCTGGCTGTTTCGCGTCCGTCATGCATGGTGTCTAATCGTATGCGTGTTCCGATGCCGTTTCGTCTGGTCATATATGGGGCCGTTTCGAATCCGTCGTTGACGATTGGCGGGAACGTGTACCGGTTGAATGGTGATGTTCCCGCTGGCGCTTACGTGGCGGTTGACTCGTTGAAGAAGTCGATCATGCTGCATGGTGCGGATGGTTCTCTGCGGAACGTGTTTTCATGGGGTGTGCGCGGTTCCGGTTTGAATCGTGGACAATATGTTTTCCAACCTATTCCGGCTGGTTCTAGCGTGGTTGAGTTGGGTTCCGGTTTCGGTTTTGATCTGACGGTCGTCGAGGAGAATGGGGACCCGACTTGGTTGATCTGATTTGCGCTGACGAGAATGGCGTGCCGTTCCATGCGGCTTCGGATTGCGTGTTTGACTGCGCGTGGGGGTCTGGTGAGAATGATTTCGAACTGACGTTGTATGACGGTACCGTGCTGCCCGACCGTGGTCTTGTCTATGTGGATGGGACCGAGGTTGGCGGCATCGTCGATCATATGAAGGACGAACTGTCGGACGGCGTGAGTGTGGTCACGTATTCCGGTCGGAGTTGGCATGGCATGTTGGCCGGTAAGGTGTTGCAGCCGGATTCGGGGCAGGATTACCTGAAGGTGTCCGGCCCCGTGAATCAGGTGTTGTCGAACCTGTTGGCCCGCATTGGCCTGTCTGACGTGTTCAAGGTTCGCGCGGATTCCACGAAGACGATTCCCACGTTCCAGTTCGACCGGTATTGCACCGCATATGATGGCATCCGCAGAATGCTGGCGGCGAATGATCTGAAACTCATGTTTCAGGAGGTTGACGGCACGGTATGGATGTATGCCCAGCCGATTGTCTCCCATGATGATACGGTCGATTCCGATCTGGTTGATTTTTCCATCACGAAGGATTACCGGCGTACCAACCATATGATCGGCTTGGGCAAGGGTGATTTGAGGAATCGTCTGGTCGTCCACTATTATGCGGATGATTCCGGCAAGGTGTCCAGTACTCGCACGTTCGGTGGTCGTGATGAGATCGCCGCAGTCTATGATTATTCGTCCGCCGAGAAGGACGAGTTGGACAAGCAGACGAAGAAGCAGTTGCAGGATTTGCAGGGCGCTGGCGCTGTCGATGTGACCGTGCATGACGGCTTGTCTTTGGATGTTGGCGATAGGGTTGCGGGCTGCGATCATGTGACTGGTCTGACGGTTACTGCCATCGTGTTGAAGAAGATCGTGAAACTGTCAGGCGGCTTGCTGTCCGTATCGTATGAGGTTGGCGACGCGGCTTCCTCGAAGACGGAATATTCGAATTACACGAGTTCCTCTTCCTCTTCGTCTTCCGGTGGTTCGACTGGCGGTGGCGTGTCTTTGACGGCTGGCCGTGGCCTATCAATTTCAGGCGGCACGATCAACGCGGAGGTCGCTTCCGAGGATTTGGATTCCGTCAGGCAGGTCGCCGAGTCGGCGAACAAGACGGCTTCCGGTTTCGCGGCGCAGATCGGCAAGGCGAATCAGACCGCCGAGGATGCGAAGAACGTCGCCGATGCGGCCAAGAGCGTGGCCGACAGTGCCAAGTCGGGCATGATGACCGATGACGAGCGGTCGAAGCTCGCTTCGGTCGAACGGGGCGCGAACGACTACACGCTGCCGAAGGCGTCCACGGACGTGCTGGGCGGCGTGAGGGTGGACGGTTCCTCGATCGTCAGCGTTGACGGCGTCATCAGCGCGCATGTCGGCGACGGCGCTTCCGGGAAGGCCGTGTTCCCAATCGGCTATGTGGTGATGAACACGACGGGCGTTGACCCCTCCGTGGATTTCGGCGGCACGTGGAGGCAGTTGCCTTCGCTTGGTTGTTTTACGTTTGAAAGGATAGGCTAGTGAAATCTGACGGTTACTCGAAGTACGTATGCGACAAGTGCGGCAAGACCGCTTATGTCGCCGCTGGCGATACGGAGGCGCGTGAATGGTTCACCGTGCGCCGCTATTCGGCTGGCAAGGCGACCCGCATCGCGGAGGATGTGCCGCCCGACATTTACGAATTATGCTCCAAATGCAATACGTCTTTCATGACGTTCATGCAGGAGAATGATGAATCGTTTGAAGCATGGTTGAAGGAGGTCGGACAGTGACCATCGAACTGGTTGACGGCAAGGCCGGAGTTGCACACATCTCAAGCGAGGACAAGGCGATCATCCATCAGGCCAAGTTCTCG